CTGGGGGACTTCAATTTTTTTCTTCATTCAGCCAACTTGTATCCTTGACAGCTTCGCGTGTCAAATGCTTTTATTGAATCGAACTCGGTTTCAAACCGAACGGAAAGGCGGAAATTATGATTCGCTAAAACAGTCACCCGCAGAGCAATGCCACTCTGCGAGTCTGTACGCAAAAAACGCCTGAGCACTCGCCCAGGCGTCTCGACAGTCCTGACTTTACGGATTACTTAGAATCGCTTGCCAGCCTGTGGCCTTATGCGAAAGCAGGGATTTGCCTTTGGGCGGTAGTGGTGCATTGAGCAACGGAGTAATCGCCGCTTTCGCGTTTCGGATTTGCTCAATGCTCAATTCGCGAATTGCGTCCGCCTGGAACTCGCATAGTGCGGCGCTCCACCGCTCGCCAGCAGGTGAAATCAGAGTCAGGATCACAGTGTTCCCCTCGTGATGAATTGGCGGGCAATCTCCGTGCCTCGGCTAATGTCGGCAGGTGACAATTCAATGTGCTGGTTGGCGTCGTAGCCTTGGTGCCGCCCCGCGTCAACGCAATCGACGCATTTACCACCGACGGAGACCGAGAGTTTCCGCGTTGTGATTCTGGGATACATGCAATCATTGCCTTCAGCCCAGACTTGGATCGTAACTTCTTTGCCGTGATATTTGAATGTTGTGCTTTTCATGTTTGGAATTTTAGTTGAGATTGAATTTCGCTGATAGCCTCCGAACGTCCGCGAACGTCCGAAAATTGCCGTGGACTACGCGCCACGGCTCGCGGACAGGTGGAAGGCTACTTAGCCAACCGCCTGAGATTGTTCTGGTGGCGGGCAAATCAGGCAAGGTCCATCTGTGCCGTCGCTGTTCCAGATTGTTCGGCCTTCGCAAATGTCTTTAGCCTTGGGCGGTTCAACCTGCTTGGGCTTATGTTCCTGGACTTCGGCCCAAACGTGTTTCAGCGGCCACGGCAGGACTCCGCAAGACGATGCAACCGTTTTTGGATTTGCCTTTACGACGATCTCCCATTGCCCGCGAATCTTAATCATGTCTCCTGGCTTGACGTTCGCCGCACTATACGCCACGCCGCCGAGCGCATCCATAGCCGCTTGGAAGTAATCAAGCTTTTCCTGGTATTCAGCTTTAAGAGTCGCAAGCCGTGCTTTGTATTCTTCCGATGGCTGCCCATCACCGATCCAGCCTTGACCGTTCATGCGCCGATCACAATCTCGGATTTGCGCCGTGTTCTCGTCGATGCGGTTCTGCAAGTATCGCTTGTCCTGCATTTGCGCTTGGCTTGCCGTGTAGCGGGCATTCTCAGCACGACCCGTGAAGTATTTCGCCTTGTCGCTTTCCTCAATGCTCTTACGCATGGCGTTGTCTGCGCGTTCGATGGCTCGCCGGTGCTTTCCTTCGCTGTGATGGCCGACAAGGATCGGCTGGCCAAACGGAATCCCGCTCTTTTCTTCGCGGAGGTCCGCACGTTCAAAGGCGGCATTTGATCGCCGCTCTGCATTCTCTGCGTGCGTTTCCATTCGTTCGGCGCGGGCTTCGGCCTTCTCCACGATTCGCGCTTGCTGTTCGGCAAAGGTCAACCGCTCGCCGGTTTGCCCCTCGTCGATTAATCCGAGCGCCGTCGCCACCTGGACGGCTCGCCAGTCGTTCGGCAAGCTGGCGCGGCTCACCCAACAGCCAGAACGGCCAGAGAACAGGCAGGCGCTTTTGATCGTGCCTTTTTGCTCGTCGGTTAGCGCCATGTAATCGGCTTTTGAGAAATGCAACTCGACTTTGCCGGATTCGAGATTGCGAATAAATGAACCATTCACGAGAGCACCGCCTTTCCTCGCTGCTCATCGGCTAAATCATGCAATTTCAAATCTTCTAAGTCCTGGACGAATAAAAGCCCAAGCTCGCGGGTTTTGATAAAGACGCCTTGCCGGTGTCGCGCATTATCCGGCAGGCAATACAAGCCCCAGAGTTCACTTGATGAAGTATAGGCGGTTTGAGTGTAGCCGAGCCGCTTGGCTGCCTTTTCAGCAAGCGCAATATCGGCCTCGGTCATTTCGATTTGTGTTATCTTCGGTACTGTTTCCATAATAAACCTGTCACGGTTGGAATTGCCGCCTTTCGGCGTAAAGCACGTTTTGCGCTTCGGTCTGCCCGTTGCTGCAACAACGGAGAGAACGAAACTCAAGTAAGAGCGCACCAGAGCCGCACGGCAACCGGACAAGGACAGCATTTGACAGTCTCACGCTTCACGATACGATCCATGTCGGATGTGCCGCTTTCACGGCTGTAAGATATTTCTCGCGTGCATCGGCAAGCGTAGCTTTGGCTTGCTGGCCAGCTTCAGTGAATACGCTCGTATTCATCCATACTTTATGCGCTCGCTCATAATCACGCAGCGTGTTCGCCTCGTCAGCTTCAGCTTGGTTTTTAGGCCGGAAGGTATCGCTTAACATTGTGTTACTTTCTCATTCATCGGTCGGGTTATTCCGCCGATCTGGTTCACCTTGCCGCTAACCTTTCGGCCAACGACAAGGCGTAACAGATCGGTGACTAGCCGACCGGAGAAAATCCAAGCATCTTAAGACAGTCTTTGCGCTCCTGATTGATCCGCTTCGCTCCACTCCATCCAGAGCAGGTGATCGAGAGATACAGCCGCACTCGCTCAGACTCATCATTAGTCAGCAGGTTATAATTTGCGTCGTCCCAAGACTCAGGGACACGACCGATGCAGTCGTAACCGATAATCTGCGCAGCCTCACGCCCCTCGTCATTGACCGCCACGCAGCCACCAGCGACCGCCGCAGCATTACCGAGCCACCGAGCATGAGAGAGGGACATTGCCACTAGTTTGAGGGAATTTTTAGTCGTAGTCATACAATCTGTTACTTTCTTTTCGTCGCACTTTCAAAATGACTGCCCCGCCGTGCGACGGGAGCGCAAGAAAGCGCCGCTTGTGAAGCCGGGGCCAGTCAAATCTTGATGTTGTTTCCGTCGCACTGTGGCCAAATTACCATGCAACCCGCTTGCACTGTTCAACTTTGTGGCCAAACGGCCTTATCTTGGGGTGAAGTGGACTAAATTAGGGGCGAAGTGGACTTTTTCAGGGAGGAACACTATCGAATGTAGTTTATACCGCTTAGCAATTATTTTTCAGCCTCTCTAAACAGGGCAAATCTTCCAAAACATTGAGCAAATACGCGAATTGGCGATATTTAGGCACTTACCAGGGCGACGATTTCTTGACAATCTCACCAGAAAAATACACCGTTCGGTCATGCCGGTTTTCAGTCCGCAAAATGCCGCAGAGTATGCCGCACGGTCACACAAAGCGCGGGAACGCAAGCCCGTCCAAATGCTCAACGATATGCAGGACAGGCTAATGCAAGCTGTCTTGGACGAGGAGACACCACCAAGAGAGGCGGCTCAATGCGCGTGCGCCTGGGACAAGCTTGAAGCGCGTAAAGCTGTGCTCCAGGGAAGACCAGCGAACACCTCGCAAAGCATCCGCTCCGACCCGGTGAAGAAGTCCAAGCAACCCCAGGCAGCGCCGATGGAATACATCGAACCGGAGCCGATGCGTGTTGGTCCTGCCGTCCATCCGACAGACACGCAACCAGACAGACGCCAGGGGGAGGAGTAAAACTAGACATTAAGTCTAGCGCTTACGCGTTAAATCCTCAATGTTTTCAGGGTCACGATTGTCGTTGTGCTAGTTTTTGTGCTAGTTACTCCACTAATTCAGCTTACGGACGCAAGCTCTAAGTCGTCCACATGCTCACGTCCGATAGGCCACTAGGTCAACCCTGCTCACTGGACTTGTGCTATGGGTCCAGGTGGGTGACAAGGGAAAAGTAAGGGATCTGTTAAATCCTGGACCGTCTCCACCCCCTGCCAGTGGCACCCCTTTTTTCGGGGTGGGGTAGCGATTACGTTAAGGAGGTATTCAGAGAGAGGCTACTTTTTGGGAGAAACGGTCATCAAGGAGTTCCTGCATTTTCTCATTGGCCCTTTCGAGTGTTGTGCAGGACCAACCGTAGATGCCCCATTCCTCTGACACGGGATACGCCTCGTAGTGCTCTCTAATGCCCAGCTTTGATGATGGGTTGGACTTTTGGCGAACGATAATGACTTCGTAGGAGGAATGTGAGTCCTTGGTCTTTCTGAACACTGCGACGTTGTTTTGGCGTGACACCATCACAAAATCGTATTTATCGTGACGGAAGGAGGTTTTAAGAGGTTTGATCATTGGATTTTTGGGGGATTACCGTTGTCCGGGGCGGTGAAAGCCAGCTTCGGGCTGAAACTGGACGCTTGCCGGAACAACGGCAAAAGGATTGACGGACGAGTGAGCTTTCACGTTCACGGTTTGATTATTGAGTTCCCCCCGAAGGGAGTCAAGCGTGTTTTAGACCTTGTATCCTCGAATATCGGATTCAGTGACAGTGGTGATGTTGGATTCCCTGAGCGGGTGGAGTTGGTTGGCTTCCAGTTCGATGTTGGCCAGAACGTCAGCAACGGCATCGAGTTGGAATCCGGTGAATTCAAGTCGATAGGATTCAGCACCGATGACTTGGCCGTGAATCCGTTTAAGTTCCTTTCGACTGGAAACGAATTCATTGAAAGCGACAGCGAACTTGCGTTCTGCCGCCCTGAGAGCGTCGGCCTGGATTTGGCGGATGAAGTTGATTCGATTCCGCCTTCGTTCAGTTGGCGTAAATGCGATGGCTTCGGGGTTATAACCGTTATCGTGCCAAGTTTCCGCAGGAGTGAGTTTCATGGTTTGGGTGGGGTTGAGGTTTGATCACCTGTTGCAGCGATCCAGACAGCGTGAAGAAGGCTATCGAACTTAGGCATCTTGGCCTCTGGGTCGCATAGAAACTCAAGTTCACGGATGATTCGCAACCATGCTTGGCGGGTTTCATTTGAGTCGTTTGATATTTTTCGGGCTTGAGCAAGCACCTGCTCTACTCTGTCTTTACGGTCGAGTGGTTTTTTCATTTGGTAAGAGTTCCGGTTGTTTAGGGACGAAAGCGGTGATTTCGATGGTTGCTTTGGATTTACGGGAGTAGGAGGCGTTCATCCAGCCTTGGGCAGTTTTGACTTTGGCGATGAAGTCCCTGAATTCCTGGGACTGATCGTAGCCGGTGAAGGTCAGGGTCATGGGTTACAGGAAGATTGATTTTCTAAGGCTGCGTATCCATTCCACTTGGAGGTCGTCATTCGGGACCGTCCATGAAACGGCAGGCGATTGGAACATTCCTCGTTTGTAAACCTGAAAGACGTGGAACGTGATACCACCTATGATTCGCACGTCTCCGGGTTTCCTTCCTCGTTCGTGGCTTTGGAAGATCGCACCAAATCCTCCAATCCAATGATACTCCCTGCCATCGACGGTAAACTTCAATTTGTTGGCTTGGATATAGTTCGAGATGAAGGGCGTGGTTTTCAAATGGACAGTTTCGATTTCACTCATACATTTTGGTTTGGTTTTGGGGCGGTTCAGTTCCTTTGCTTGTCATAATCGCTCATGGCCCGCTCGCAGTAGTCTCGTATGTATTGGAGGATTTCTTTTTTAGACCTGGCTTTCTGCTTCATGGCGAGCACGGCAAGGAAAGCGGTCGCTTCGAGGAAGTAGCCGAAATCCATCCAGGGGTTTTCGATGGCCTTGATTCGGCATTCGCAAGGTTGCTTAGTCGTATCGAGTTCTGCTTCGAGTTTTATAATTTGCGGCGGTCTATTCATGCGGTCATAGGGATTCATAGGTTTGGTTTTGGGGCGGGGGGTTTCAAGTTCATTGACTGGCGGAAACTGTTCTGAAATTTTGAGAGTATTCGTCAGCGCCGGTGGCGGCGGTGGCGGAACCTACTACGTAGGGTTTCCGCCACCCGCCACACGCAATATTGGCGCTAAGTGTCGGAAAATAGGTTTCCGCCAGTTTCCGCCAGTTGGGTTGATTGGGTTTCATTTCCCGTCTTTTTCCAGTCGTTCGTTTCCCTCGCGGGTGAGGTATTGGGTTGCGCGCGCGCCCTCGTCGACGGTTGCGATCCAGGATTTGCTGCGCAGAAATGGCAACTGGTCCCGGACTGTGGAGCGAGGCATGGCTAATTTGAGCGCCAAACGGGAGACAGTGATGCCGTTTTCGGGGGTTGTGTCCCGAAATCCAGCCAGAATGTCGATAGGATCGATGGAAGGAGGTCGCCCGCCCTTTTTCGGCTGCTTCATATCGGCGGCGTCGAGGCTGTTGTCCTGATGGAATAGGGGGAATTGCCAAGTGATGACGAAAGGTTCAACAGGCGGCAGTTCCCGGTGAACCACATCGACGGAGAAGCTGCCTTCCTCTTTGTGTTTTCGGATGATGATGGCCGCGTCCACGTCGCCGCCCTTGGCGCTGCTGCCGCGAATGGCGTCCAGGGGGTCTTTGTCGGATTGCGAGCCTTTGGAGAAGTGATCGTCGAAGATGAGGGAACACTTACCTTCGGTCGTGATGCGATCCAGTTCGTTCAGGAATTGGGTTTGCTCACCGGCTGAGTTTTCGTCCCGGCCTTGGGTGTTTAGCTTGTAAATCGGGTCCACAACGACGACGGTGCATCGTCGTTTCAGGGCCATTTTGATGATTTTGTCCACAATCTGGCTCGGTTTCATGGCTGAAATCCTGCCGCGCAGTGAAATGTGAAAGAATTGCTGGTAATCGAACTTCAATCCCTTGGCGGCGGCGATAGTCTGGATGCGCTTCTCGAATGTTTTCTCCTTCAACTCGAAATTCACGTAAAGAACACGCTCCTTCCGGCACTTCCGACCGATGAACATAGCCCCGCAGGACAAGGATAGCGCCGCGTCCATCGTGATCCAAGTCTTGTAGGTCTTGGACGAGCCGCCAATCACGAGCTTGGCCATCTCGCAGAGCAATCCTTCGATGAGTTGGATTGGATCAGGGATGATCTTGGTCATCGTATCGCAGGCGTCCTGAATGAGCAGTTCCCAATCGCCGCCCATCCTGGCCCCTTCGATGATCTGGCGCTTTACCTCGCCTGAACCTGAGATTCGTTGCAGGTCGTTGAAGTCGGTCGGCTTCTCGCCAAGGGATTCGTCGGCGAATTCCGGGTAAATGACCGTGGCGGAAACTGGTTTCGCCGCCAGCCGCGCTTTCGTCAGGCCGGGATTTCCGTCCGTAAACTGGTCATTGTCGGCGGCGATGATAAGGGTCCGGTCGGGATGAAGCTTTCGGATGGCCGCGGCGACGGCGGGCATGTTCCCGGCGTTCATGGCGCACACCGTTGCCCATCCAGTCGCCTGATGGACGCTCGCGCCAGTCGCGTAGCCCTCCGCGATGCACAGCGGCCCGTCCGCAGTGTCCGCGAGGGTGAACCAGCAGCCTTGGACGCGCCCCCCGAACATGAACCGCTTGGCTCCATCGTCGGCGATGAATTGGGCGCTGTGGATCGTGCCTTTCTCGTCGGCGAGTGGCAGGGCCAGCCAGTCCGGGGTAAGTGTTTGGTTGGACAGAACCACCTTGCCGTGAGCCATGACCTGCTTCTTCTTCAGGTATGGGTGACTGGCCACAGTCGGCAGCATGAACAGGGCTTTGCACTTCTCCCGCGCTTCCAGCTTAAGTCGTTCTTCTTCCTCTTTGCGGGCTTGTTCAGCGTCCTTCCATGCCTTCGATACTTCCCTCCATTGGTCCGGCGTCAGGGAGTTCTTATCGGCGCTGCAAAACTTCTCCTTCAGGCCGCGCTTCCAGCAGCCCCACGCCCCCATGACGGCATACGGATGATTGTAGAGCACACACCAGCCGTTTTCCTGATGGTCCCCGGACGGTGTGAACCGTTCCATTTTTCCGGTGACTTTAATCGGCTGCTTTGATGATGGCATCCCGGCAGCGGACATGGCGGCGGCGAGTGCCGATAATGGGTCGTTCATGGTTCCTTCATTGCGTCTTCCATTACTCGCCAGAAAATCTTTTTCAGGCGTTTGATCGGAACTGATTTGAGACGCTTCATCAATTCCAACCTGAGTGAGTCTTCGATTTGCTGCCGTTCAACGTGGCAGTCGGCGCAGAGAGCGTGGAGAAGTTCGTCGGGATATTCCCAAAGCCGCCACTCCTTCACGTAAATGGAATGGTGGACATGGAGATTCTTTGTCGTGCTTCCGCAGGATGCTTCAGAGCATTTCCAGTTGGCCGCTTGCAGGATTTCGAGGCGGCGCTTTTGCCAGAGCGGGTGTTGGAGAGCGTCAGCGTAGCTCGTAAAAAACCCCTAACAGCCAAGTCGCACCGCCACCGCCGCTGAAGGGGAAAATTGCAGACGCGGGCGCGTCGGAAAACCCCAAACGTTGGCAGTGCGACTTGATCGTCATGGTGAACATATCACAATTTTAAATTTCAGCGTGCCGCCTGGTAAAACTCAACTCACCCAGGCCGACAAAAAGAAATTACCGCAGAAGAAGCGCGGAGTGGAAGAAAAAAATGAAACTATTTCCATTGCTCAGACGGTGGAAGCACGGAACAGGCACGGTGAGCGGTTAATACGGCAATGCAAATTGCTTTCATAGGTGAATCCGATACACCCTCGCCAAGTAAATCCTCGCCACGTTCCGGCGCTTTATGGATTTGGCAGCGATAGCCAGCATCACAGGTGTGAAGCGTCCAACACCATCGCGCCAGCAATTCAAAAGATTCCTGAATATGGCGCGACCAATTACCGGGAGGCTCTGGGCCAAGTCCAAGATAAACGCCTTTGCCGTACCAATGAATCAATTTATCCCCTTGCGGATTGATCCATATTTTATCGACGTGGCCGAATATCTCTCGTGCAATATCACGATTAAGGTTGGCGCAACTCGGCTGTTTTTTAATCATAATGATTTTACCAGCCTCCGCTTGCGCTTTTGTTCGGCAATCCATGAAGTTCGAACGCCACTGACGGGCAAGTGCAGGTTTGACTTGGCTGGATACAGGCGACGTGCGCTCGCCGTCTGATGCCGCCGTCGTAATAGTGTTGACCTAAAGTGATCCTGTGTTTGCAAATCACGCATTCGTGCATTGATTGGCAGGTTCGGATCGGAAGGTCCGTCCATTCGCGGGGCTTAATGTAGCTCATAGAACTTTTTTCAAGTTGGTTTGGTGAACAATGTCCGTCCTGCCGTCATTCCAGAAAACTAACCACTGGCCTTTTGAGTTCCGAATGAACGCTTTGCCTTGTCGATTCCCGAAGTCCTCTTGCACCGTGCACCCTTCGCAGATCGACGGATCGCATTCGATGCAAAGCAGGCTTTCGCTTTCCTTTAACTGCTGGTCGCATTTTACGCAGGTTCTCATATCCAAAAAAATAACCAACGTGGAAGTCTCAGGATGCGTCGAGAGCGCAACGTATTGCCTTTTGAGTCCAGTCCGGGCCAGTAAACAATCCCCGGCACGTAATGGCGTCGTGGGTGCTCAAATGTGAATTGGTGATGACCAATTTGAAGAACATAATCACAGTCGCGCTTAGAGAACATTTTCATCCCCTCATCCTCCCTCCCGCGCCTTGGGGTCGGTGTCCCAAAAGATAGCCACGCCCGTAAACGGCAATCCGTGTTCAAGCGCAAACCATTCCAGCATGTCTTTTGGGGTATTGAATCCGTCCGCTCTCGCAAATTCCCATTCTTCATCAAGTGACAGCATTTTGGTTCCAAGTGTGATTCCATTCATATGGATTTTAATGGGCAGCACTTTCGATATGACCGATTCCCGAAGGATGCGCTGCTTGCTTCGGTAAGGCAATCCAGTCCATGTGCGAAGGCTGATCTCATCAGACGGCTTGGGCATTCGTTTAGGTGTTGGTCGCACTGTTTGCAGTTTTGCTCCACAGGCTACCAAATCCGCAAACTGAGGTTTAAACATTCGGACAAATTTCATTTTCGTTCCGTTCCGCTACTTCCGCCGCTTGGTGATGGAGCGCCAACGTCCGCGTGCCAGCCCGAACAACTTTCGCAACGCCACACATACCGAATCGGACACCTGGGCGCGTTGTCTTCCATGAACTTGCGCAACGCCTTCTCGCTCCCGAAGCTCGGCAGGTTTGCCTTCACGCATTGCGGCGGTGCGTCTCGGAAGCGCGGGGGATCGACAGTACTCACTTCTTCGCCTTTCTTGTTTTGGGTTTCTTGGGAATTGATTGCGACAAATAAAATGAAATCACTCTGCACGGCGGATACTTGCATTGAATCCCGTATTCGCCTCTCTTTGGCCAACTTCCTTTCCGCTTGCAGCACGGGCAGTATTGAGCGGTCATTTCGCAAGTTCCTTGTTTGCTGCTTCGAGCAGTTTTTCGGACGCCCAAAATCCAAGCTTAATTCCCTTCTTATCGGTGAGCGATTTGATGATTTTATGGACGGGTTTGGAGATGTTTACGACATACTTTTTGTCTTTCATTGCGCGAAACTACACGGGGCTGAAAAATAAATCAATAAAAAAATCAAAATAGTTCTTGCGGGTGGAAGGCCATTCATGGTAAATCTTCACCCGCAATGCAAAAAGCACAACGAAACCGCCGCCCCAAACCGCGAATGCTCGCGCCGTGCGAGTCGAACAAGAAGCTAAAATTGTTCGAGCAACTGAAGCCTTGGGAGGATGAAATTGCTTACGCGGCGACCGATGGAATCACTGTAGAGATACGCGATAAGCGAGGCGATGCCGTTTTGTTTTGGAGAACTGATTTCAGGAAAATAATCCGCTGGTGGACCAAAAAGCAGAAGGTGCGAAAGTGAGCAGCCCAACCCAGAGAAGCTTGGAAAAGATGCGCGATGAAGGCTGGTTGACAGCCGTGGTCGAACGATGGAACCCGTTTGCGAAAATTCGTAATGACCTGTTCGGGTTCATCGACGTGCTGTGTGTCAAAGGGAACGAAATCGTGGCCATTCAGACAACAAGCGGAACGAATGTCAGTGCTCGCATTGCGAAGATCAGGAGCATGGAAAATTCGATACGATGGCTTGCCCCATCTCGCCGAATCATTATTCACGGATGGGCAAAACGTGGCCCACGGGGCAAAGCCAAACGATGGTGCTGTCGCCAAGTGGAAGTCTTGAAGGATCGGGAGATTGAACTGGGCCAGGATGAAACGCCGATACCATTACAAACTTTATGATTTCTCCGTTCGTGAGTGGACAATTTAACCCAAGGCCGAAAAGCACCATTCTGCTTATTATTACTTGGCGCGAACCTGCTCGTCGCTGTGCGGCAAACGAACGGAGGATTTGATTTTATGAAAGGCAAAGTCCGAATCCAAATGATTAAGCTTGAAGCGGAGATTGATAGCGAGAATCCTGAAGTCGAGCGGGAATGTCAGCGCATAATCGACAATGCTTCTGAGCGGATCGAACACGTAGTTGCCGAAGCAGTCTGCAAAGAACTCCGAAATTTAATTCCAGGTATCACTGCCGAATGCACCGGCACTTGGATGGAAGGCGAAGATGAGGCTTGAACTGGACGTTAGTTTGACTGAGATTGAGGCCATGAAAAAGAGTTTCCATAACTGGCTATGTCAGTTTTTGGATTGCAGTAAACATAAACGAAAGGTTGCCTTCGGTTGGTCCGTGGGCCAACCGCAATTAAAAAAGAAAAGGATAGCTATGCCATTAGAAGTCACGATGACGAATGAGGAACAAATCACGGTGCGATTATCTCCAAAGACGCAAGCAGGCAAACCGACGAAGCTGGACGGCGCTCCCAAGTGGAGCATCGTCAGCGGCCCCGCGAAGGTGGTTCCTGCCGACGACGGGCTTTCGGCAACCATCGTGAGCGATGATAATGATTTGAGCGATACCGTCGTCCTGGTGGACGCGGATGCCGATCTCGGCGAGGGCGTTGAAGATGTTCAAGATACCGTGCTCGCGCATACGACCCACGCGAACGCATCTAATCTCGGACTGAGCGCCGATGCCCCAGTCCTCAAGCCCTGAACAATTCCCGAAGTCCTATCAACCATACCTCAGCATTATGCGGGTGGGCATGTCTTAGCTGAAATTGGATGGATATGAAATCGTTTATTGGCACAGCGAGAGTAGTAGGTAATGCTCGGCGCGATCCACCATCGCAGCCGTTATGCCCGATTGGTGTAAGGCGCACGTCTGGGGAATGCTCCAGAAAGTTCCGGTTCAATTCCGGGGTAGGGCATCAATTTTAGCTCCCAAATGCACACCGCCAGTCGGAAGGGTTCGGCTGGCGGGTTTTTTATCCTATGACCGGACTACAAAGAATCTGCAAGCTCTACGGACGTATGAAGTGCGGCGATACCATAGTGGTTTGGGACTACGCTAAAGATGTGGCGGTAACGGAGCGCACCATGAAGCGTAACAAGAAACGCTTTGCTGCCAGCGAAAAAGCGAGATGGGCTAAGGTCCGCCAACCTGAAGCCTAGTCGGCACGTAGTTGGTAGGATAATTTCTCTGGATTTCCACCGTCGCCCCCCATCCGTTGTAATGGATCACCCATGAGGCCGGATCATCCTTGGACTCGTGGACGATTTTCGGAAGGTTCGTGCACCCGCACAGGGCCACGAGTGAAAGAAGGATCAACAAACGACAAATTTTCATTGGTATTTATGTTTCAAATAGGCATAATTTCGTAGCGAGCGCCCGTTTCAGCGGAGCACCCGCCACTGAACATAATGTTGAAAGACCAACACCATGCCTGCCATACCGATACCACCCGGAACTAGATTCACAAGACTAATTATCATTGGGCCAGCCAAGCCCGCTCCAAATTATCAGCACAAATCTAAATGCCGATGCGATTGTGGAAATGAAGTTGAAGTAAAGAACCAAAATTTAAGAAATGGAACAACGAGATCGTGTGGATGTTTGAAAAAAGAACATGGCCCTACTAATTTTAGACACGGTTACTGCGTGGGCGATAAAGCTTCCGGCACATACAATTCATGGAGCGGCATGAAAGACCGATGCCTCAATCCAAAATGTAAGAAATTTCCTTCCTACGGAGGTAGGGGAATTAAGCTCTGCAAAAGATGGATGACGTTCATATCATTTTTAGAGGACATGGGTGATCGGCCAGAAGGAATGAGCATTGAAAGGATTAACAATAATGGAAATTATGAGCCTGGAAACTGCAAGTGGGCCACGCCGATTGAGCAAGCCAGCAATCGAAGAAAAAACAGGTTATTAACCACTAATGGCGTGACCATGACGCTATCACAATGGTCTAGAAAGTTGAATGTTTCTGAAGCTTGTATTCGAGGCAGAATTAAACGCGGATGGTCAATGGATGCCGCATTATTGCCATGATACCCTGTTGCTTCCAATAAGAGATCGAAGCGTGTAGAAGCGTGATCCGGTCGGATAAATAGGAAAAAAAAGACCTTGGGTCATAGAGATTCTTGCAGGATGAAAATTAGTTTCAATGGGAAATCCACGCCACGCGAAATTCAGATTGGTTGTGGAAAACGGCAATACGAACTCGTTGGATTTGGAGGGGAATGACACGTCGAAAATCCGACTCGTATTCAGGTTCGTGTTTTCCGGGTCAGTCCACCATTGGTTTCCCATTCCATTGCCAAAGATGTATTTGAACAGAACAGTGTTCGGAAAGTTCGTGATGTTCGCTTGGCTAATGTCCTGCACGCTGACATTAGGCGGAACTGTATCAGGCAGAACGGACGTTACGGCTGCTGCTGTTTTGACTACTGATGTTTCAAGGACTCGATAAAGCCTGCTCGAATGGCTCGTGGTATCGCATTGCGTTACGGGCTTTCCAGTCCCAACAATCTTCAATGAGCCAAGCCACGTTTGGCCCGCATTATCTGTGGCCTGACATTCGTAAAGTTTGTTCGTCTCGGTTGGGAACGTAACGCAGGTGGTTCCATTGGTGCGCGTGATCGTCAATCGCAAATTGGGATTGTTAGTCCATGTGGGCGGCGTAGGCATTACCGCGCTGGTTTTCAGACTTGGAGGCGGCGGGGGCAATGGCGGACTTATCGGCACGATGGCCGATGGTGGCGGCGGAACGGGATTGTTTGCGATCACTTGAAGGGCTGTGAAATTGGTTGAACGCATAATTAGACGGTAAGCGTTCCATGACGTGTTTGTCAGTGTATCCTGAGGGCATAGTTCGCCCAAATAAACTATTTCACCCGTGTGCGTCACCGCATAGTAGAAATACTCCCGGCACTTGAGTTCAAAGACATTGGTGATGAGATGGGTATGATGCGATTTTGGAATTTCGTTTGTGGTAGATGGATTCACGCGCACGATTATAACTGGAGCCGGAGGCATCGGCGGCATCGGCGGCTGTTGCGCTTTAATCGTGCCAATGGTGAACAGCAGGATCAGTAGTGACAGGAATTTTGGATTCGGCATATAATCGTTTCAGCGTTTCGAGGGCTTCGCTTTTGTTGGCGGCATCTTCAATCGTGCAATGGAATAACCGAAGCGGCCCCCGATGCACAAGTCCGAAGTAGCGCCCCGGCTTTCGGTGATCCCCTTCATAGATGGTGTATTCCAGTTTGACATGGCTGATTTTCGGCATATCTAACCGCGCCCGCTTGGCACACGCTGGCGGGCGCGGCCCCATCGTGCGAAATTCCAGTAACACGCGATGGGAAAATCATTTTGCGTCCCTCAAGGCTTCTTCTCTGGTTTGCCACCATTTGCCATTAGGATCGCCGAGTTCACGGTCGAATACCCAATTTCCGAATCCGGTCTCGCTTCCAGCTAAAATAGCCGATGGGATTTCAACGATCACCGCAATCGGAAGAAATATCAGTTTCCAATTCATGTAAAATCATCGCACAAATGGCGGCGCAGTGCCTTCTTTTTTGATTTTGTAATCCGCCCATTTGGTCGAAAAGAATGACATGGCGTTGGTTGCAGCCAGCGCGGCACACGAAATTCCCAGAATAGTCCAGTCGCCCCATTTATACTCCATCAACTTCGCCGCGCCTACGTCGTGCATCTCCTTGCTCACTTCAATGAGCACGGGACTCAGCACGTAGAGGATGGAAAAGAGGATAATGGATGTTCTCACGGCTGTTTCAACGCCTTCGTGGCTGCGTCTTTCTGTCCCGCAATGATGGCATTTGTCTTCACGCCTTCATACCAGCTTTTACCAGCGAAAAGCACCAAGGAGATCAGCACCGCTATCATAACCTTGCTGATGACCTTCGTGATTTTCCTCTGCGCTTTCATCATGTCCAGGAACGATTCTTCTTCGGCGTCTCCGTTTCCAAAAATAAGCTTATTCACTTTCGCGTGGCTCTCCGCTAGTTGGGTTTGGTTCTCAGTCATTTTGTCCATCCGATCCAGCATCCGGGCGTGCGTTCCATTCTCGCTGCTCAAAATCGACAAGATTTGGTTGAACACCCCATAAACCTGACGCATCTGCTCGGTGGTTTGCATTTGGTCGATTTCAGCACGGAGTTCCCTGATACGCTTTTGTATTTCAGCGTCTCGCCCACGTTCACGATCTTCATCTGGCATTGCATTTTTACCCTTTTCTCCCGAAGTGTTATTTTTTGGGTTCGTCGAGTTTCCGTTGCGCTTCCATGCCTTCAGCATGGGAAGTCTTTTTTGTCGATTCCAGCAGTTGATCCAATCGGCTGTTCATGGAAAGATGGACTTCGGTTATGGCTTTTCCGTTCTTACAGCCGGCCCTCCATGCAAGCAACGCCAATACTGCCGGAGGCGCAGCAGCAATTAAAGCGATGGCGATGGCGTCGGTCATCAGAATGGCGAGAACGTCGCACTAGGCGTCCCAACAGAGTAGGTTTCTGAAAAATATTCCCCCGGTTGCAAGTGCATCACAACATCATTAGACAACCCGCCAAATATTTGCGTGCCGTTCTTTTTGATTGCTGTGCCAGTGACCGCTGTGTTGTCTATATAAAGCTCAATGTTGCAGTTCAGTGGGTTGGTCCAGTTTACGGTGGAGTTAGGGAAAGTTATGGCGGTTGGAGCAACTAAATTCGATGCCAAAGAGTAAACGCCGTTCGATGACACGCCTGCCAGCAATGTTGTGCCGCGATAAACTGCCAGAGGATCATTGGTAGCCGTGGTGTCCACCCGTAGGGCTACTTGAGCACTTGAGTTTGTGATATGGACTTTTCCAAGAGCGGTTGCAACCCCAACGCCCAACGACACAAAGTTTTTCCCGTTTCGAGAAGAATCCAAAAAAGTAGTTCCGTTTTCACTGAACGATAGAGAATCCCAATTACCAGAATTATTCAATTGCGCTTTTTGCGATCCGTCCTGTTGAATTGATAGGTTAAAACCGTCAGAAGTTCCGATAGAAAACTTATGAGCATTGTTACTAAACGTGATTGATGGAGACGAATTGCTAATGACGATATTTCCAAGTCGGTCGATGCTAAAAACCTTGAATAGACTGTTGCTCCACACTGATACGTAGTCACCTGCTTGGCCAGCCAATCCAGTTATTGTTAACGCCGTCTGATTGCTGGTCGAAATTGTGTTGGTCACAGTGTTCAGCACGTTGTTCGTTCCAAGCCCCGCATTGGCCAGAATGTATTTGTTGGTCGTCAGCGTCAGTGCTTGCAGGGCATTGCTGGCCACGTTCAGAGCGTTCGTCGCGGCGGTAAGTTGGGTTTGGAGTGAGTTTGTCGCCGCCTGCAACGCCGCAATGTCGGCGTCGGAATAGACGCCGTTGGTTAGGTTTTTTGCCGCATCGAAGGATGCCAGTTTTGAAGCAGTAACATACATTGGTACAATAGGTCCGATGTTGGTCATTGGACCACCCACTTGCATGTAACCAAGGTTTGTAACCGCACCAGACGATCCATTGGCATAAAATGTCATTCCATTTCCGCCATCGTCTATAATCTGAATCCCAAACGATCCAGCGGATTGAAGCAGTAGTTTTCCGGGGGATAAAATCGCTTCACCTTCTCCCACGTTTACATGGCCGTCCGTGCCATCGACAGTGAATTGATAATTTCCAACCTTAGCTGCGCTAAGTCCTCCTCCAAAAGTTCCACCAAGAAGAATATCCAGCCTTCCTGAATTGGTTTGAGTTCCAACGATCCCCATCGGCGGGCGATTAGTCGTGAACTGGTTCAGCCATACGGTGGGCTGTGGAGCACCCAAGCAATTCACCGCCAGCAACATAAGGGTAAAAATCACTGTTCTCATTTCTTTATAATCGTTGGAGCGACAGGGGCCAAACCTGACAACGCTTTTGCTGTTATGCTGGCGACTCGCTGTTGCTGTTCGTGCTTCTCTTTAAGTAGCGCATGTTCAGTTTTGAAAGCCATTAGCTCAGTCTGAGATTCGATTGCTCTTGCCTTCCAGTCATCGGCAATTTCGCGTGCCACACCCAAGGCAATGCGTGTCTTTTCGAGTTCACCGCGAAGGCCAATGCCAAATAGTTGTCGTAAAAAGTTCATGGCCCCCCTGGTTGTTGCACCCAGACATTCGTGAATCCGCCATCATAAACCCAATGGAATCCCATGTAGTCCCCGTATCCAATTACTAGCGCAGCAGTGCATTGCGTTGGATCGGGTGGGGCGACTGGTGGAGTAGTGGAAAAAGAAAGACACGGAGAGCCACCAGAACTTCCGCCATTCTCCTGAATCAGTTGCAGCAACGCCAATTCAAGCAACTGCTGTTGACCGGGAGCCTGACAGGCCATGCAACCGCCTTCAGCCAACAATGTAGCCACATCGGCGCTCATGGTGTTACCGTCAGCTATCCGGGCCAGCAACGCCAGCCGGATAAGGCTCCACATTCCCGGCGTGACGCAGTTGAAGCAGTTCGCCGCTTCCATCAAGGTTGTAACCGTGACAGCCATTCATTTTAAGGGCTAAATGATCGTTTAGTTCGATATTCCATTGCTCCCGAACTTCGTCGGTTTCCAAACAAAGCGCCGGTAAAATCGACCGAAGGTCCAACATCAACTCCTGAAGTTTTTGATCGTGAGTCTCCGAGAAGATTGTATTTGGTATCCACTCTAGGATTTGGATCGGTTACTGTGTTTACATCGAATCCCAATGCTTGCCATTGAGCGAGTGTTAAGTCTGATCCAGAAGCGCCGTTTGTATATCCAGTGGAAGTGGCTGATGCGGAGCCTAATTGATAGACATTGTTTGAAATTGAATAGGTCACGTCATTGGTCGTAAAATTCTGGAAGACTGCGTTCTGATTTGTCCCCATTATTGCCAGATTGTTACGGAAAGTGAATAACGGGAGCGGCCCTTTTCTGAACATCATGCCGCGATGGCCGCTCGGCGTCGAATCGCTGGTAGCAGAGAAATCCATGGTGCAATTTTCAATCGAAACATTCGCTCCTTTAATCAGCCATCCAGTCCAGTTTCCGACATTATAAAAGTTTGTATGGTGAGCGATGCAGTTGCGAACGATTGTGTTGCTGGTTGTATTAAATTGAAGATCGAGACCTATTCCGGTGAATTTTGTGTTAATACAAATGTTGCTTAGGCTTGCATTAAGTTGCACTCCACCAAGCACACAGTTGGTAATCGTGGCGTTGGTGCAAATGGCAAATGACGCTTGACCACCGAGCAAGCAGCTATCAAAAAACACGTCTCGAAAATTGATTCCGCTGCCGGAGTTGTGCATCAGCATGACGCTCTGGCTGTCGGTTACACCAGAGGTCGATCCAATCGCTCCGCTATTCATAAGGCAAGTGCATCTCAGGTAACGGTGTGTGTTATTGCTTGATGCTGCCAGGGACATGAAGCTTACGAAAGGGCTTTGTGATCCGTAAGGTGAATCCTGCTCAGCTTGGACATCGCTAATCAGCACATTGCTGTTATTCGCATCGGCAACCAATCCAAGAATGTGCTTTGCTCCGTAATATAGATAGCAGTTGGCAACTACAGATGTGCCCCCGAAATTTCCTCCAGTGCCTACCACATAAGCGCCCAATGGATCGTTGTCGGTTGGTCGAGCCATGCAGGTTTTGCCCGCAAAGCAGTCCCTAAAATTCATGTCCGAGCCGTTCAGATTGATGGCTGAAGCTGAACCTTGTGTATCTCTAGCCACGCTGCGGGTATAACTTTTTCCGTCACTAGTTGGAACGGTGTCTCCGAAAGGGTGAATGTAGTTCGTGGACCCATCGGTCCAAAACGATCCGGCAGTAGTAGTTAGATAGTTACTGACAGCAGTAAATGTGGTTCCAGTGGCATGATTCATCCACTTGTCATCTTCCCATGCAACGGTATTCGATTGGCCAAATCCCGCCGCGTTAACGACGGTGATCCTGTACAGATTTGGCAATCCATGTGCGGTAAAAGCAGAATTGGTCAACGTCTGACAAAGAAGGTTCGTCCAATAAACAGAGTTTGTAGCTTTTACATTCAAACCGGAAGTGGCTAAGGTTAGATTTGTCCGACTTAAATCCATAACGGCGGTACTTGTATCAATGACGAGAGTTGGGCCACGCGAATAATTCGACGCAGCAATAAGGCCAGCCGTCTGCGCTTCCTCATTTATCTTTCCAGCACTTAGCCAAGCTTCAGCCGGCATCACTCCGCTATTGGTATCATTTCCACTGGCAGCATTGACATACCATGTGATGGCGTTGGTTGGCGGATCAACAAAATCTGTCGGCAGCGTAGCACCGTCTCCTATGTTTGCTGTTTGATAAAGCGATGGCATTCCGATTCTGCCGCTAAATCGAAAAGATCCAGCGCCGTTATAAGGTCCAACAGTGGCCATGTCCCCGTTGGCTCCGGCATTCGTCCACGCCTGAATCAGAGTTGCGCTACTTTCGTCAATGGATCGGCGATAAACCCGTATGTCATGGTTCTGATTGAATGAATTCAGTTTATGCCACTCCATGGCGAACCAGTACCACTTTCGGGCCTGGATTATGTCGATGGTACCATTAAACGGAGGGCCAACCTGAGAACTGAAAATAACTCCACCCGTAGAGGTCAGGCTCATATTGACGACGTTATTTCCGGTTGTGTTTACGAGTATCATTATTGATCCGCCCCCTCCCGCCGATGGAAAGGAGTCCACCCAATACCATGCGCCGAAATATCCATTGCTCGCGGCAGCAGTCCAGACGTTGCTTACTTGAAAATAAGCGGAGGCATTAGCCGTATTGTCCATGCGCGAACTCCAACCGAGAGATGCGGCAGTGGTATCGTTAGATAGTCTCGGGCCGACTGCGCGGCGGTTCCAAGTGCCGCTGACTACATTGAAAGCCCCTGTGATTGATGCGGTATTGGTCCCGTAACCGCTGAAGGTTTCTCGAACCAAGTTAGTCAGGTTTGGGAAAACGGGACAAACAGAAACCGAATAGAACAAAAAGAAAAACAGGAGTCTCATTGGACTTCAAGCTTAACCCACACATTGGTTTGGCTGGTTCCATTCTGTTTGAAGTAAAGCGCCGTCCATTGATTGCTCAAGGCCGTGTTCGTAACGGTGCAGCCAAACAAAACCCAATTTGTCGGAAAAATGATCAGACGATTGGTGTTCCCGGCAAAGAGATAAACATTGGCGAACTTGGCCACGCCTGCAACCAGATTGGTGGCGTGAGCGAATGTCACATCTCCCGTCAGGTTGGTTTGGCTCTCTCGATTCAGGAAATCCACCACCAGTTTGCCGCCTCCTGTGGATGGGGCTGTAACCGGAATGGCAACTTTGACGTAAAGCACCGGGGATGATGCGGCTGCAATCACCAAAGCCAGAAGTATGCCCAGCAAAATAGATTTAGGTCTCATATTCTTTGAACCCAAGCTGATCCGCCTGCTGGCCATTCCCACATTCCACCGCTGTCATCATCGAAATAGATGTTGGTTACGGCTGTGTTGGATGGGGCAGAAGTGGGATCGCCTGATCCGTTTGAAATTCCGCCTGAGCCTCCTGCGCCCGATTCCTGAAGCTGCTTCAGAAGTACAAGTTCAGCGATTATTTGTTCCCCTGGAGTCAGACAGGCAAAACAACCAGATTCAGCGAGTAATGTCGAAATATCAGCCACGGAAGTATCTCCTGCTACGATCCGAGCCAGATAAGCCAGCCGAATCAGGTTCCAAATGCCGGGGGTTACGCAATTAAAGCAACCCCCGTCATTCAACAATGTGGTTACATCAGACGCGGCCATTTACGCCTCCGATGGCTCTTTGGCCAGCCGGTCAAGGTTGTCGGCGCTCTGGTCCATCATGGACTTCTTTTCGCCTGAATCATCCTTGTCGGCGTCGTTGTACTCCACCTGATATTCGTCTTCGTAAACGCCAGTGATGGTGAGCGAAATCTTGTCGCCAACCTTCATGCCGGGACAAACCGACTTGTCGATAAGCGCACTCTGCTCCGATTCCTCACTGGCATCAGATTGATCCGATGAATCAGCGGTTTCGGTGGATTGAGCTTCGGATGGAGCGGAGTCGTCAGAATAAAAATCGGCCATATGTTTTCGGCTTCCCGCCAACTGACAGGGAGCGGTTTCATGGTGCAAAGAGGCTGGCCACTTCTTCAGCAGCCAGCCCCTTCACGATTGGTTACGGGACGTTTTCCAGAAAGTTCATTTCCAGATTTTGGCATCCGGTCCCGGTCACAACAATGTTGCTTCCGTCCACGGTCCAGACACCCAGAAACGCCGCCACGATGTTCAGTTGCGCCACAAGCGCCGCCAGAGTGGTGGTGCCAGTAACCGCCGCGTGATTGACGGCTGATCCGTCGCACTGAATCGTGTCCGCGTAAATCTCGTAAGTCGAAGCCGCCCCGCTCGCGTGCGTGGCCAGATTCGGCGTTTGAGTGAGCGTGTAGGTCGTCGCGCAAGTGGTGTTGGCGCTGTTGTAGCTCTGGGCAGGATAGCCAGGATCGCTGTTGCAGGGCTGAATCACGTAAACACACTGCGGCTCGCGCTTGTGAAAGATGCCTTCCACGAACTCGGTCATCAGCGGTCGAATGGCCAGCTTGAAGTCAGCCACGAACATGCCTTTGTTGCGCAGGAAGTTCTCGATCACGGAACCGTTCTGGTCCGCGCCAAGGTTATCCATCACGAACTGCCATTTGCCGCCGAAATTACGGCTGCTGAACGGCATCTCCGGGTTAACCGGCGTGGCATCGGCAACCAACGCTTCCATGCCGCGTTTGTGCCAGATGTAGCTGATGGCGAACTGCGCTGCGTCAAAGTCGGTATTGCCAATACGCCGCAAACCTTGTGCGCCGCCTGCGCCGCTCGAAACGACGTTCTTGTAGGGCAACACAACCTGATAACGATAGCGGTTGGCTCCCACGCCCGCGCCCAAGTCCTGCTTGAAGTTGAATCGGAGGCCGGCCCAGTCCGTGCGCACCATGAAGTTTCCAAGCTGGCCGCTGAATCCGTAGCGCCAATACTTGTTGGTCGCGCCCCATTCCTCGAAGCGCCAGTTGCCGATCACGGTCGGGTTATTGCCGCCGCCAACGCCAACCGAACCGCCAAGGCGATCCAAACTCCAACAAGTGGAAATGTCCGTCACTAACTCAATGAACGGCGCAGTCTCTTTGAACGGGTTCTTGCCGCCGTAACCAATACGCATCAATGGCTCAAACCGGCGTTGCAACATCTGAGGCGTCAACAGCCCCAATCCCGTCGAAGTGCCGGTCAGGTTCGGGTTCACCGAACAATCGAAGTATATTTCCTCGTTGCCCAACGGTCCGGTCGAGAAAACGAACGTGAAATCGCTCTGGGTCTTATCTGCCGCCCATGTCTTGCCCGCGTTCAGCAAAGCGCGTTTGCGCATGAACATCGACATGATCGCCGAAGTGGCAGGCTTCAGAATGTCGGAGATAATCTGCCGAAAATGCTCCTTGGCGTGCGTGATGTGCATGTCCTGGTCGTAGCACAACAGCGGAGTTTTCCACGACTGTTCCTCAAGGTAGTAAGTGAGTCGTGTCGCACCCCATCCGATGGTGTGCCGCGTCTTGTCGCATGGCGTTCCCAAACAATTCCCCGATTGCGTCCGGGTCCATTGCTTGGTCGTGTCCGGCCAAACGTCGTTGAAACGGTCTAACGTGTGCTCTACACCTGAGTAACTTTCAAAATTTCCGGTGGACATGTTAAGTATCCAGCCGTCCACGGGGGTGATGTCTTCGAGGATTAGCTTGTCATACACGGGCTGTTGATCCACGAGATTTTGCACGAAGCTGCACCCTGAAACCACTGTGGAAGTTGGACAAGCTCCCATCTTGAAATCGAAACCGTTTTTATAGAGACGGTGAAGTGCCTTTAGCCACGCGGCACCCATTATAACTCCGAACACTGAAAGGATAGCGAACATAGACCGTAAATCTTTCTTCGATGCGGCCAAGGCACAACGGCACAAGGCACAGGTTGTAATTTGGTGAACACCATCGAAGAAACGGTCGAAGAACCGCCCGCATTTAAGCGGCATCATTTTTTAGAGCGGTCGAAGGTCCGCTATCCGCGCATCGAGACAAGCTCGAAGTAACTAAGGGCTAACTTACTGGTTGAGTATTGTCAAATTATTTTATCCACTCAATAAAGGCTGGTATTGCTGCGCGAAGAAACTCCTTCACTTCGGAATCTAGCAATGCGTCCTTCATCCGATTGAAAGTTTCGTGAACAAATCTCAGATTGCCGATTTCGTGCTTCCCGCCTTTGGCTCTGGGAATGATATGATCCAAATGGGCATTTATACCGGGAATCAATTTCAATCCAGTAACGGCGCAAGCGTCTTTTTGAGAATTCCACAAAGCTAAAATGTCGGCAGGAGCGAGATGCGTTTTACATCTTCTATTTCCGGCTCTGGTGATTATGTCAATCCAGTGTTTTAGGCATAATTTAGTAGTTCCGTAATCTGCCTTGTCTTCTTCCTCGAAAAATTTTGGCCTCAGCCGTCTTTGTTCTTTGGCATATAGCCTTCTACCCTGTTTGAATTCAAGTAATTCCTCAGGTGAAAGACCAGCCTTCCACTTTTTGTGGGCTTCTTGCCTGTATGCCAATGGCTTTTTTGCCCATCTTAATTTAGCCTTTTGCCTTTCTTCCTCTATTTTTTCTTGAGTCCAATTGGCTCTCAGATTGGAGGTATATTCATTGGCGCATTTTCGGCAATACCCTTGCTTGGATTGAGTTGGTTCACCGCATTTCGTACACAGACCTTTAGCCATATAATTAAAAAATGCCCCGCCCAAAAGTAGAGCCGCAAGTCGGGGAGACCTGCGCAGTTGAGCGGAGCAAAATTAAGGATTAGTCACATGCGCTCTAAGCATGGTGAGATTCAATCAAATTAACGGCTGGCTGTCAACTAACTTTGTCGAATTAAATATTGGGAATAGTGGCGGGAATCGTGGCGAATTGGTATTCAACGAATCGAAGCAGATCGGGAATATTGGAAAAAACGAGTACCTCTTTATCATTTACGCAAGCCAAGTCATCTGGCCGTGACCATGTTGGCTTAACAATGAATCCGTTTCCAACTTCCCTGATCGAGATCGGCGTGTGCGGGTCCATATCAAATCCCCACAGCCAACTTCAACTCCCCAACAACCAAAGCCAGCCCTTTAGGCGTAAGCGAGTCACTAATCTTCCGTCCTACGAAAGCGCGTTGTTCACCCGCATCATCCTTCCACGAGCAGGTCAGGTTGAAATGTCCGTTCTGGTGACGGAGGGACGTGACGGCGAACAGTTTCCGTTTGGCGAACACTTCACCGATGATGGACAGTTCCATCATTAGATCGGCCATGGTGACTACGGGTTCAGGTGGATTCACTGGCGGCGCAGCGGGATAATTAGGAACGTCCGCTAACGGCGTTGCAGGTAGTGGCGTTTCGACAAGCGTAGGAGTCAACGGCGTTTCAACGAGGGTGGGTTTCTTTTTTTCAAACATAAATTTCAACATCGGGTTTCAAAAACTGCCGAAATACTCATTTGCTCTGGCAATTGGAACACGACAACATATTTTCCCATTGGGTTAGACTTTATTTCCATAAGCTTGGCCTCTTTTGGGACTCCTTTTATGCAACGCAACATGTTTCCATCCTCTTTGAACAAGGATTCAAAAAATTCGTCATCCAATTCAACTTTCAAAATAGTTCCCATATCAAGTACAGCAAACGCACGGAATCCAAAGCCCCGTCTTGGTGTTCTTTCCAATAGTCCCTCTGCCGTGACATTTTTTACAACTAGCATCTGGTTTGCATCGCAGCCTGATAATGTTCGGGTCTTTTTGTCCTTCCATGGCCTGATCGAATCCATGGCGTCGATCCTCAACTTGTTCGAGGCGCACGATTCTGGCATCGGCGTTTTCGAGGCGCTTGCGCAACGCGGAATGTTGGAACATGACGATTAGTAATCCCACGCCGAAACAGGTTAGCGATAAACAAAATAAGAGCATCAATGCAACTTTGGTTTGGAGCGTTTTCGCTTCGCCAGTTTGCAATCCCGAACCGATGCCGCCACGGCCAGTTGCCATGGGAACACTTTCATTTTCTTTGCGGATTGTTTCAGGATTCTCGCATTCTGCGCATCCATGGAATTGGCAATTAGCTGATAAGTGTAAGGCGTTTCACCGCGTAAGATTTGGAATTGGAAATCGAATCCTTTGGTTTTGCATCCCTTTGGCTTTCGCATGTCAGCCCATTCCTTCTGATTCACGATAATCACAGCTTTTGTATGGGGAAGTATGAATTCTTGTATTCTTCCCCAGAGCGGCGAAGGCCAGAGCGGTGCAGTTTTTTTCATATTCCAGACTGATTAGTAAAACTTGGGCTTGGCCAATCTATCCAGCGCCGATACCGCGCCTTCCATGGTATCGGCTGGAATCGTGGAAACTTTCTCGCCGCCTTTGCCGTCCCCGGCTCCTGGTTCGGACTTCTGGAATCCGGCCAGTTGTTTTTCCAGTTCAGCAATGCGGGCATCTCTTACCTTCAAATCACGCACCAATCGAGGAAACGCCGCCGCCTTGTTCCTGATCGCAGCCGCACGGCCAAGCACCGCTTCCCGTTGCTCTTTGGTCAGACTCGGATCGCGGGCGTTCTCGGTCGCCGCCTTATCGAACTGAGCCATCGCTTTAGTGAGCAGTTCATCCCCTTCTTTGTCGATGGGATTGCCGTCTTTGTCGGCACCCTTGGGCAACACGTAAGGCTTCCACTGTTCCGGCACACTTTCGGGCTTGGTTGCCGTCTGCCAGTGAGTTTCGATTTCTTTGGCAACTTTGGATGAAGTCTCGTTCCACTGCTTTTCCCGTTCGGCCCCGGACTTCTTGAATTCTTCGATGGCAGTGTCAGCCGCGATCTTGGATTTCTCCACTTCCAGCATGTGGGGCGTGATTAAAGCGGCGCGAGGTCCGAACATATCATGGAGCTTTTGCGCAGCCGCTTCCGGGTTCTGAATGTATTCAACCATCAAGGCATCGAACTGCGCAGCCGTTGCAGGAACAGAATTGCCTTCCTCATTCGTGAAGTTCAGCCGTTGAATCATCTTTCGGCCACGGTCCCAGGCATCGTGGAATGGCTTCTGATACTTCTCCGCGTATTCCGGCGACTTCTCGTAATTGACGTAGCGAAACTCATCTTCCAGCTTGGCCTTTTCCTTGCGCAACGCTTCGACTTGTTCGGTGAGCGTTTTGACTTCTGGATTCTCGGCGGGCTTGGCTGTTTTTAACTTTTCCACTTCAGCCTTGAACATGTCGCGTTCCTGCTCGGTCTTTTGCAGCTTCTCTCGGAGAAAATCAGCGGGCTTCTTCGGCTTGGTTGGATCGGCGGCAGGCTTGGCCGGATCAAGCGTTTCGTCTTTGGTCTGTTCCTTGGGTGGTTCAACCTTGGCTTCGGGCTTTGGTTCCCCTTTGGCTGGCGTCGGCGGTGGTTCGGTTTTCTTCTGGGCTGGATGCGGCGGAATCTTCCCCGGTTCACTGGTTGGCTCTTTGGCCATCTTTTCCAAGCTTCCAAAGGCGCTTTCGAGGTTCTTGCCGGTGCCGAATTGGGACGAGGTGCGTCCACCCATGGCAGCGGCATCAGAGATGGCCTCGGCGGCGGACGGAGCGGAGACAACAGGAGCTTCAGCGGGCATAGAATTGTTCTTTGATTTGGGTCAGGATGATCGGCACACTCTTAACCACGTTTTCGTAGTTGCTGCACATCATTTTCTTTTGCATCGTGCCTTCTTTTACGGCGCACATAACTTCCAAAGTCCAGCCATCTTCTACCTGCAAAATCTTCATTCGTATTTCAGGCGGAACCTTGGTTGTTCCGTTCGTGGCTGAAGGTGGTTGGACAGGTTCAGTCATACGTTCTTCAGATTAGTGCGATCCTCTGGCGGTTTCGTTACCGTGGCTCCATCACCCAACGTCAGCAGCGTTTTAACAAACCGATGTGCCCCGGCGATCTGGTTCCAGTTAGCGGCAGCGGATTGAATGTCCACGGCGGGCGCGGCAGTGAGACGTTCCAGCAAGTCCAGCAGAGACATATCGACGGCGTGCTTGAAGCCGCCATTGACGACGAGAGCGCGATGAATTTCCGCCTGAGTGGGTTGCGATAGGAATCTGGATTTTGGTGACAGCATCAGTCAGTGAGGAACTGTCTCCACATATTCCCCCCTGTGTCCAGCAATTATTTTGTCCCAAATTTCCTTTGGACCAACGCACCCTTCTTGCATGGCTTTTTCAATTTGCATGATCAGACCCAAAACCATGTCGGCACATTCCCTTGGTTCCTGTCTGAAATTGTGAAACCAAACACATCGGAACACCTTTAGAATGTCGTGCATATTCGACTGTAAAAGGCGCTCTATTTCATCAATATCCTTGAAGTGAAATCGGAATTGGGTTGATCCCCATCCAATGTCTTTACTCATTCTTTTCCTGCTGGTTCAGGTTCAGGCTTGGCATCCTGCCGCGCAATCTCAGCCGCCGTCTGTGCTGCCTTGGAAGCAATGTCCGCCTGCACTTCTGCTGCTTGTTTGGCCATTTCCATCCGATGCTTTTCGGCATCCTGTTTCAACTTCTGATCGAAGGCAACCTGCTTCTGGCCGACTTTCATCCCGTGGCTCTGTCGGGCTGTTTGGCGCTTGGCTTCAGCCGTGGCGTGAATTTCCTGAATTTTTGCCTGTGACGCTTGCGCTTCTGCGTTAGCCTCAGGACTTCCGCCCTGTTGCTGTGCCTGCCGTTGTTCCTGCAACCGTTGTGAGTAGCCTTTGACTTCGTTTAATAATTTTCCAAGCACGTCCCGCATCTGCTTGACTTGCATTTTAGCCTCTGGGTCTTCGGCTAACTTCTGCAAGTGCTGCGAAATTCCGTTCTGTCCGATTGGCTCCCCGTTCAGCCCTTCCCCGGCGATGGCCAGCAAGCCAAAAATCTGGTCTTGCGTGGCCATGTTGCCTTGAATTTGCGCGATTTTTCCGACTTCCACCTGCATCGAATTGAGCAACGCACCCGCATATTCGTTGTGCGCCACACCCTGCTTGAACACCATCGGCAATCCAGCCAGGAGCGTTGAAGCGGAGCGTTGCGCGTCTTCCGTGGCGGCGCTTGGCGTGGCCTGTTCAGGCACGAGATCGTTCGCCCTGCCCGGATCATCTGTAATCGCAAGGGTTACATCTCGCAGAATCTTACGTTGCGCGGCAGGGTCGTAGAGATTGCGATACTGCATCAACTGTTGGGCGATGGCGAGTTCGAGGGTTTTGTTGCCTGCGCCCAAGACCTGTTCGGGTTCGATCTCCCACGCTTCGGGGACCAGAACCTTTTCTGGGATACCCGCCTTGAGACATTCGTTTCGGAATTCACGAACATCGGGGTCACGTGAGTTGGGTTTGAGGAAGCGCCGGAAAATTTCTTCATACTCGAATGTCTGGTAGCGATACGCCTGAAGTAGCCCGGAGGAAATCAACGCTGTGGTGGTATTGATCTCGGCCATGACTTGAAACTTGGTCTTCTCCACGTTTCCAGGGTCGGAGAAATTCTGATTCTGCCGGAATGACGATGAGTTCTCTTGAATGATTTCGGAGTTTTGCAGGATGCCAGTCTCGGCAAGCGCCTGATTCGGGTTCCACCTTTCCCCTTGTGGGATGAACTTCACCGTCTCGTCAATGATGCCGCGTGAAATCATTTCGATCTTCAAGGCGCGTTCCGCTTCGTCCATGGACTGGACGCGCATGTAACACATCAGTGTCTCGAACACGGCTTCGTTGAACTTGCAGCGCAAGCGGTTCTGCAAATGGCACACGGCATAGAGCAGCCAGCCAAGTGAGCGCACCGAATGGTATCGGAACGGAGCAACAGCCGAGAGATCGGCGAATTGGAAATTGATTAGCTCAGACAATTTAGAGGCATACTTTTGTTCTTTGGGATTGAACAGGAAATTGCCTTTGCTCTTTTTGCTTTTAAGAAACTCGTCCAACCGGACTGCGCCGCCGATGCCAGGAGTTCCGAAAGCGTCAATGACCATGCGCCGGTTCCAGCCTTCTTCTTTTCCTTCATCATTCCAGAAATAAAAGTCGTACGTATCCACGGTCGGGACCGCATCGGAAGCGTAGAGTCCTCCATCGCCCTTGATTCGTTCCTCTTGTTTTTCAGGGGACCATATTTCCGGCCATTGACTACCCATCAGGGTTTGGGATTCTTGATCCACCCATTCGATGCACTTCTCCACTAATGGCACGTTCCAGCCTGGATGGACATGCGGCCCACGAATCATCCTCATCAACTGCGGAGCCGTGTAACGTCGATAGATGGCAAAGAACGGAAGGTTCTTCATGGTTAGAAGCGTGTTGGCCGGAATAAACACGTCTTCCACGCCCAGAGCGTCCGAACACCAAACATCCTCATTATCCCATGCGGCGGGTCCGATTCCGTGCAGGACGTTTAGCGCGAACTTGCTTCGGAAGGTCTCGAAGTAAACCGGGGACCGTTTCATAATCCGATTTACCTTAATGCTGGCGCTTTGCGAGTAATCCTGCCGCCGATGGCGGGGGCCATAATCGGTGCGAGCAGAGAAGAATCGTCCTGACTTCAGGAAATTGGAATAGTATTGGCGTCTGGCATCAAGGGCGAGCTTTGGGGCTTCGAGGAAATTGACGTTTACGGCTATGCCGTTATCGCGGACTTCATCGGCGCTGTAGGGAGGAGCGCCATTGAACAGCGAATTTATGTTGGCTCTGTTCAGGGAGCGCGGGTAATCTGCCAATCGAAGCTGCCAACAGATCGCTTCTACGCTTGATGCAGTTTCAAACTTCATAATGCTAAAATTTGTTGACCCATTTTAACCCAAGCCTGAATAGGTTTTGCGCTTTTGCTGAGATTGCAGGACTCGCATGAAACGCAGAGATTGTCCACGGAATGGGAACCGCCTTTGGAAAGGGCTATGATGTGATCGAAATGGATTTCAGGCGATGGGATGCTATTGCTGCAATAGTAACAGGTTGAAAATGGTTTTGATTTAACTTCCACCATCCATTTCTGAATAGATTTCAAATTGATGGTTGCCCCTTTTTCCAAGGCTCGGCGCTTTTGCATTAGCGCCCTCCATTTGCCCGGATTCTTTTTCCTCCACTGTTTATGCTGAGAGTTTAATTGCTCTTTATTGGCGATGTAATGGAGATGGGATTTTTCAAGTTTTCTGGCTTTTCGGATCGGGCAGGATGAATGCTTATCATGCCACGCCTTCATTTGTCTCCGCCTTTTCTGATTAACTTCTGGTCGCTCTCGATATTTTTTTTGTTGAGCGGAAATTTGGGACTTTTTGGCGGCGGCATAGACCCTATTTTTAGCCAAAATTGCATCCTTGCTGCTTAGATACCTGATTCGATTTGTGATCGCCTTTCTGGCCTTGAGTTTCTCTTTGTTCTTGATTCGGTATTCCCGATTTATTTCCTTCACGCGCTGGGCGTTTTTAGACCTCCATCTTTGGTTCGCAGCTTTCGTTTTTGATGGGTTAGCCTTTGCCCACTTCGCGCATTGAGCCAATTCTTTTCCCCGGTTGCGCTTATATCGAAGCTTTCGTAACGCTAAAAGTCTAGGCTTGTTGTCCTCGTACCATTTCTTGTGATATTCACTGCGATCCACTGATTCGGCGGTTTCAAATTTCATTTGGTTTCCACAAGTTCAGCTATTCCATCCAAGCGCACGCATGAGCAGGGAAGCAATATGCCACTTCCGTTACAGCAGTGATGCGGAGGCATCCCTTCCCGATGCAAAAGTTCTGTCGCCCTTCGCTGATGCGTATTACACCACCAAACTTCGCCTGATGTGTATTTCTCGTAATAAGGCTTTTGCCGCGTGTTCAACAAGCCAACCCTTACGCCTGACTAGCCTTGGCGTCAATCATAACCGTAATATCTGCGGATCATTTTCGTGCGCTTTGCACTCAGCTAATATTTGCTCTTTGGTTCTGAGCGTGTGCGTTCCGTAACCGCGATCTTTGTTCCGCTGCGTCAACCTTGGTCCCCGATCCCGTGTTTCACGTTCAACCCAGAAACAGGGATCGGCATTGGCCCAATGAGCGCCGGACCATTCCCGACCAATTAAGAGCGGCGTATCGGACTCTATACTGTGGTTGCCTGTGCCAATCCGAATAGTGGGATTTGGCCTGAACACACACGGCTTAATATGTCCGCCGTCGTCTCGAATGTCTGCTATCCCGTGGAGTCGTTGCGGAACTGGATGGCGGGTGCGGTCTATATCCCGGTCGTTCTTGTGCCGCCAAAATCGAACCATTCGGGAATAAATGAGTGAACCTTGCTCCTGTTCCAGAACCACACGGGGGTTTAGTCCGTAAGGTGTGGCAAATACAAATTCGTCCATGTCCACAAGGACAACCCAATCCGCCATTGACTCGCGCACGGCTTCATTCACCCAAGCTGTTTTATCATCGTCATCGAACAGATGATCGTCACGTCGTCGGGTGATTAACTTGATGGAATCCGCCCAATCGTAATGAAGCAGAAAAAGTGGGGCCAAAAATTCCTCACGAAAATAACTGGCGATCACTTCAACTTTCATGCTGATGTGAATCCTTTAGTTCGTGGTGCAAGCATCCAAAATCAGGTCCAGTGCAAAATATACCAGCATTAAAAGGCTCTCCTTCCAGAACAGCGCATCCATCAAAATCGCCACTGTTATTGCAACGAGGGCTTTCGCATCGGTGGTAATTGCCGGGATCGTCCCCAATTATCTCACCCCAGAATCTACAGGTTTTGCAGGTATTCATGCGCGTTTTCTTATGATGACCAACTCGCGGTAGAAGTGAAGCGTCTCCATGTCGCCGCGTGACATATTGATTCGGTCGCAGAGCAGCTTGATAAACTCAATGGTGCTTCCGAATCCAGGCCGATTGCAATCCGGGTTATAAGCCGCGCCCAAGTCTTCGATGCAATACAGTCCTCCCGGTTTAAGGTGCTGCCAGAGACACCAGTAAGTGGTTTCGATCTGATCGTTTCGGTGTCCGCCGTCATCGATTATTACGTCGAACTGTGGCTGCCCGTGAACGAAGCTTTTCCAAAACTCTTTGTCCATCTGGTCCCCTTGCACGAACCGATAACGTTCGTGGACGGGCCGTTCCTTCTTTTCTATGTCAACTCCTGTAATTTGCGCGTTTGGGAAGTAATTTAACCAAAGAGTAATCGACGCCCCCATGTTGACGCCAATTTCGAGCAGTCGGATCGGCTTGTCGCGCAGCGGGGCAAAGTAAATCTCGTAAATCGGCAGGTAGCCCATGCCGTCGCCGGAACGCTTGTCCGTCCAGAGTTTGTAGTCCGTTTCCAAGTGGGCGATTTCGTCCAGTGTCATTAACTGTTTATCTTTCATAATTCAATCGTAGGGTGTAGGCCAGCCGGGAGCAAAGTCCTTTACTTTGGGACGCTTTGGCCCGCGTCCGATCCATGACTCCGCTTCGTATCTGTTAGTCCAGATGGCTTCTGGCAACGGCGGTAACGTAGCCAGATATTCTGTTTTCGCCCACCAGTACGTACCCCCGAACATCGGCGTCTTTATAGATTCTGGATTCTGTTCTGGTGTCAGCCAATGACAACCGCAAGCATCGTGGCCTTTGTCTAATGCAAGAACGCAATCTCTCCAACGCCATACGTTGTAATGCTCCATTCGTCTGCGCCAGCCATCGGCTTGGTTCGGAGTGGATACGCCTTTGGTATGATGGTAAAGTACGTAAAATCCGGGATGTTCAATCGCCCATTTTCGTAGAACGGTCATGGTCGGTATTTCGGTTATGGCTCCTTGACCATGGCAGATGATAGTTGATTTTGGCGGGCATAGGCAAGCAACCGCCAGCGCGTCGGATTCGCTGCCGTTCACCCCTACGAAGATTGACGAAGCGGCATCGGAAAGCCCGCTTTGTTGCAGTGCGTGCATTTGAACTTCAATCAGGCTAAGGGCGTAATCAGGATCGATGGGGCGTTCTTTGCTGGAAAGAATGCAATGATAGTAAACGGCAATCGGAGGCATACCTAATCACTGAATTCTTTTTCGATGCTTTTTGCGGCGAATGGCGAAACCTTGCAAACGTCTCTGACAAACTCAGCCAGAAATTCCAGCGGATCATCTGATAAGTTAATTATTTTACTTTCATACGTAAGTGTCTTCGGTTTATTTGGTGCATCTGGTTCCTCCCATGAATGCACCCATCTTTTATGCGTTCCGAATGGTCCTTCAAATTTAACAATCTTCATAATTACATATGTTGGTCAACGAAAAGAGATTCTTCTCGGCTTATGTTTTGCCATGCTTCAATCCGGTAAATACCTTTCCAAGTCACCATCAATGGGTCGAAACCAACCGACTTAGCCCATAGCGCAATGGATGCCGGACCATGTTCAAAAAAGTATCTATCATGGTTGGCGACTCGCTTCGGGTAAGAGTTAAGCAATTCAGGCGGAAGCCAAAAACATGTGGTGCGTAGGTGTTGCCGTGGAATCTGAAATCCCCAAGCACCATAGACTGTTGGGCCATATTCTTCGTATGCGCGCACAATCTGATCAAGCCAACCCGCCTTGTGAAAGTGGATTGGTGATCCCATGCACAGCAGCAGTTCGCATTCAATGAAGTCGGCAGCGGCTTGGTACGCACCAATATCTTTTCCAGCATTGTTGTGCTGGAAAAACTGGCATGGCAGCGGATCGAATAAATTGCGGCACCATTTCCCAATCTCAATGCCGCCATTGATCGCAACGTAAATTTCGTGATCGGATTCTCCTGGGGGATGTTCGAGATAAGTTTTTACAAATCGCTTGGCCATTGGAACATAGGTTTCAGCCATTGCGGTTGGAAAAACGTAAACGATGGAAATTTGCATAGGAACTCACTGAGAGTTCCGCTCTCTTTCCTCAGCCAAAATCCAACAGCCTCCGTCCAAAGCCTTTCTGGTTTCCGGTCCCATATGCGCCAGTTTGAAATCGAGCGGAACATGCACAAGCAGCTTTAGCGGGCAAAGGCAGGCGGTACAGACATTGAGCTTATCGTCCACAGTGGTTTTAAGATTTCGCTCTGACAACTTCTCGAACTGGCGCTTGATTATCTCGCTGGCCGGTTTCGTGAACCAATCCTCCAGTCCGCCTTTTCCGTTGACTGGACATTTAACGCACACTTCGGCGCGTTTCTGAGATAGGGCCGAATCCACTGCCGGTTCCTTTGAATCCATCCAATCATTCAAACTGCGAACGCCCTGCCAAACCTTCTTGGCTTTATCGGCGGCAACACTGAGTTGCTTTCCCGTGAAGCTCGACAGGGCTTTGAATTTTGGGAGGGGGGCCTCCGATGGTGGCGGCAAAATGAAATCGGTCCAGCCATGGGCCTCGCACAGCGCGGCATTGTAGCTGTCCACTTCAGCCGCTATCGTGTTGTGGTCAAGCGCCCATTGGTGCTTTCGCGCCAGAGCGGGATTGCCGCGCCGATGGGCCATGACGGCAAGCACGATGGTTTCAAACGAGGACCATGCCGAGGGCGTCCATCCCGTCTCGGCTTGTCGGTACTTGAATCCGTTAGGGATTTGATTCTGTCTATTTTTTAGGGTCGCCATAGTGTCCTTTTACATTCGCGCCAAGTGGATGTTTCGGAGATGAACCGAACGCGGTCGATGATTTGTGAGAAATCGAACAGGCTGTCGGGAAGCACGATCAAACCACGCTTCGGGAATAATGAGCGTCGGGAGATAGTATCCCTGATGACCGAGTTCAAAAATTCACCGGCTGCCATTGTCGAACTAATGCCAGTTCAGGCGGAATAGTTCAACTCATATCTGGAACGAATTTTTTCCATGCGCTTTTTGAGATCGTTTTTCCATGTATCCGCCTTCTTGTTCAGGATGATTTCACCGTGCTTGATTGAAAAACCACGCCGCCTTGCTCCTTCCACAACGATACACGCCCAATCCGCCAAGTCCGGGGAGCACCCCATGCGAGTCTTGGTTTCTTCTTTTATTTCCAGTTCCTTTCGGTCGCCTTTTACTGGATACCATTCCCGCATTCCGAATTCTTCAGCAACCTCCTTTGGCATATTGCGACACTGCCCGGACTCCACCAAATAGCGCACACTGAACCAGTACTCCGTGACTCGCTTGGAATAGTGTTCGTCGCATCGTTTAAGGCGACGTTGCTTGGTCTTCGGATCGAGAATGAACATATCCCCCGCAACCGGCCTTGGCGTAGGAGTGCCGCCAAACTCCACTGGATTGACCATGGCGCTCCATAGCCTTCCAAAACTGGTTCCAAGCGAACCCCTGCCAGTGGCATCGAAGAAGACATTTTCGGGAAGGATCATGTTCTGCTCGCAATCCTTTCGGACGAATTCGGCGATCTGGTCTTCGGCAATCTTCTTTTCAAGTTCGCTCATTTTGATCGGAATCAGCACAGGCTCATTGAAGGACACAACCCACACATCGTTAATGTCCTGACCGACTTCAGCCCACCCTCCAACGCAACGATCCCCGCCGTAGCTGGCATCTATGCCGTAAACCTTGAATCGGCCTTCGACGCCTTTCCAAATCACGTCATCGAAAGCCTTGAAGGTCTTGCACATCGCATAGGTCAAAACGCGATGTTCCAGCAATCCAACTTTGCGCTTCCCGATTACCTGGGTCCAAAAGGCGCTCGAATCAGGCCCGCAACGCTTCAGGGTGCGTTGAATGTCATCCTCATTGATCAGGTAAGAATAGCTGTTTTTTGGCTCATCATTGTTCGGGCTGTCCCTGCCGTCCAAATTGATTGTGACGCCGCCCCATTTGTTTCTCCACGTCTCCGTCTTGTCTGATTGCGGTTCGGTCCCCCATCCTTCTATCGGCTCAGACATTTTATCAGCCGGATCGCCCATACCGATGGGGTTATTGCAACCCACCATCTTGAAATCGCCCTTGTCCAAATGCTCCACGGAAGTCAAATAGGGACTTTTCATGAATTGCAGTTCATCTGCTAACAGTCTCCTACGCTCCTGCTTTATACCGCAATTATGGGCAACTAATCCTTCGGCATTAAAGCTTGGGTGTCCTTCAACTTCGAGATTAAAAACTCTACATCTGCCGCAATCTGAATCTGACTTTTGAAATCCAGAATCATTTTGTTCGAGTATCGCAATACTTTCCACCCAAGCTCCGCAAGCAGGGTATCCTTTTTTACGTCCTGCGCCCTGCGTGTTGGATTGTTGTGTGTTTTTCCATCTGCTTCGATTGCCAGTCGGATTGCAGGAAATCCAATGTCCACCTTGTAAGAAGTTGGGTATCCGCTTCCGGCCTTCTTCCCGGTTTTCACTGGATAATTCCAGATAGCCTCTGGGAACATGCGCATGAGTTGCCATTCCGATTTGGTCGGCCCCGTTCCGTTCCCGCCTCTCACTAAAGGATGTGCCCCTGAAGCTCGAATTGAGGCTACTGCCTTCAAATAAGTTTTCCGATTGTGCATCGGATTGTCCGTTTTCATGTTTTCCGAAAGAGTGGACTTTAGTGCGTCCTGAGAGGTCCACCACTTTGCTTTGAAATTGGACAACTTCTTGTTTCTCTCTGGATTCTGGTGCATCCATTTCAGCGCACAGGAGTTGCCGCAAAATCTCTGTGTCTTCTTTTTCGGTGAAAAGTCGGCCTTGCATGATTCGCATTGTTTCATTAACGGACAGCATATAGTGTTGCTCGTTAAGATTGCAAGCGGAAATCCATCCGTGTTGTGTAAAAAATTTATGGTTTGGAGTGCATAAAATTGAACGTCCATCGCGGAGACTTACTCGACATAATTGCTCCACTAAATGATTTGATGTTTCACTAATGCGTGCTGGTCCAATCGCTGATAAAACCAAATCTCCGACAGCCAGCGTTTCGATGGATTTAGGACCAGTCGGAGTGTCAACTTGCGTCCCGGCAGCAAAGCAAAACTTCTCGATTCCAACCCATTCCCCTGAACCACCAACGCAGGGGACGCACAAAATTCCTTTGCGAATATCCCGCACGTCGCAGTTTTCACCCAAGTCATCAGTGAACAGCCCGTGCATATGATCCACGACTTTTCCGGGGAGCCAAGGCCATCGTTCCTTTGCTTGGCTGAACATCATCTTTAGTTCACCCCAGATACGCGTTTCCAACCCGCGTAACTCCGTAGAGGAAACCAGAATCAGGGTGTTATTCGGATATGCGAAGTAATCTGTCAGCCCAAACCGAGCCAAGGCTACGTGCGTCTTGCCGGTATCTTTTGGTCCTGTGACTATAGTAACCCGTTCTTCAAGGATGGTTTTAAGGATCAGATTGGACCATCTGTGATGCTGAAGATTTGGCCACAGGAGCGCCTGAGCATTGACGTAGTGCTGGAAAAGATTCAGCCCCCATGCGGCGTGATTTCGGATGCAGTAGAACTCAATGGCTAAAGGGCTAACGCCAACCTTCCATTTGATTCCGTATTTTAAGAAGGTCGGTTGCGCTTTAGCTTTGGCCATATTGCAGTTGCGCCAAACGCTGGTCTGAGTTATGGGGTGTGTCAATGGCAAACGGTGAGAGACTTGTTACGGGACAGTTGGATTGGGCATCCGGCATAGACTCAAGCCGTCCGACGACTATAGCTGGCCCCGGAAATCCACATGGACTCAAACCGAACCAACTTGCCTTCTTAGTCAACGGCACCTGTCGCGGTGGTGGTATAAACGTCCGAACCGGCTGGACGCCACGCTTCCAAGGCGCACCATGGAGCGGATTATTCCAAGGCGGATACATCTACACTCCAACCGATGACAGCGATCCGTATCTGGTGATCGCCATCGGCGGACACATCTGGAAAGTCGATCTGAACACATTCGTTGCCACAGACCTTTCGGTTGCGTTTGGCCTGTTCATGCCGGTTAATCAGCCGTTGTTCCATTTCGTTCAAGCCGAGCAATACCTCGTTATTCAGGCAGGCGATTACGCCTCCGGCAGTCCGACAAACCCGTTGTTCTGGGATGGGAATGTAATGGTTCGGTCGCGTGGTTTCATCGCTCCTGGAAACGTGAACAATCAAATCCCGTCTGCCGGTGCCATGGATTATTACATGAACCGGATTTGGTATGCGCGAGGCAGAACCTATATTGCCGGTGACATTAAAGGCGGCATTTACGGAATTCTTTCCACGACCGAGAATCCATTCGCTTTGAACGGCGACGGCCTGACGGTGCCGAGCAACGCAGGCAACATTCGGATGCTGGCCCATACCGCCGAACTCGACACGCAGCTTGGACAAGCCCGGATGCTGATCGGAACTACAAAGTCGATTTATCGCCTGAACGTGCCGGTGACTCGTGATGATTGGAGTGATCCAAGTTTCAGTGATCAGCAGCCGTTGCAGACGATTGCCCAGATTCGTTACGGACCGGTGGGGGATCGCAGTGATGTGGTGGTGAACGGCGATTTGTTTTATCAGACCTTGGAGCCAGGGATTCGCAGCTTCACATATTCACAGCGGTATTTCCAGCAGTGGGGCAACACTCCAATCAGCCGGAATGAGAACAGAGTTTTAAGATTCAACGACCGGAGTTTGCTTAGATATTCGAGCGGGATTGAGTTCTCAAACAGGTTGCTTCAAACAGCCCTACCCTACCTGACTCCGGTTGGTGTAGCTCATCGCGCTATCCTCCCGCTCGACTTCGATCTCATCAGCACTCTTGAGGAAAAGTTGCCGCCCGCTTGGGAGGGAATGTATGAGGGGCTGAACTTCCTCCAACTTTACGAAGGTGACTTTGGTGGATTCCAGCGGGCATTTGGTGCTGTCGTTTCCAAGACAGGCGATATCGAGATTTGGGAACTGACTCAGGACCAGAGGTTCGATGCTGGAGATCGGCGCATCTCCATGGTGATTGAGACGCCGAGCTTTACGTGGGGCGATCCGTTCCGCCTGAAAGAACTCGATACGCTCGAATTGTGGGTGGACAAAATTTTAGGCAAGGTGGAATTCGAGGCTTATTACCGTCCTGACCAATACCCCTGTTATTTCCCGTGGCACAAGTGGCAGGAATGCACGGCCAAAGATTGCACGGAGGACATAGACAATCCGTGCGGGCTGGATCAATATCCGAAGCAGCCTTACTGTGAGTCGTTCAAGGCAACAATGATGTTGCCTAAGCCAGTGCCGGGATGCGTGAAGCAGAGCGGACGGCCAAGCACTTTGGGGTATCAGTTTCAGATCAAGATCGTGGTGAAAGGTTGGGCCAGAGTGCGGGGAATGTTGGTTTATGCCAATGACAAGGGGAAGGCTCCTTATGAGGGAATCGTGTGTTAAATTTAACGAAAGAACAAAACTATGGCAGCAGCAACAGTTTACATCAGTGAATCCAATGGAGCAGGTGAAGTAGTCACCGACAACATCAGCAACATCAACTTCGGGAGCGTCGATCAGCCGAACATCGTGGCAGCGAATCATCCGATCATACAGGGGGAATACAGTTACAGTAAATTTTTAAGGTTCAAAGTGGCTAGTCTTGGGACCAGCACCACTATAAAAGATTTGAGAATGTGGAAATCGGCCGGAGTGCTTGTATCCGGAGAATCCTTTGGTTTTAATGCAAAAGCCCCCGCCCCAACCATTTCCGATGGGCAATATACTGCCAATCTTCCGGCTTATGCGGCCCCCGATCAATTGTTTTACGATCCATTGAATGCCGTTGCATTTCCAGTCGCCGATCCCGGAGGTTCTACAATAGGAATTGCGGGCAATAGGGCTAATACATTGGTAGCTCCTGGTTATGGGGATTATTTTAAAATCCAGTTGCATACAGACCCTAGCACTCCGGTCGGGCCAGTGAACACCAAAACTTTTACCCTACAGTATGACGAGACATAATTTTCGCCACGAAATATATGCTTTACATGGTTTGTAAAATTGTTCAAGCTCGCCGGTATGAAAAACGATCTTGCATATCTGGCGGGTTTAATGGACGGCGAAGGCAGTTGGAGCATTCAAGCGCAATGGCGGACAAACCGAAACGGAGCACGGTTTGTCAACTTTGGTTTTCGCATGACGATGACTGTTAAATATGGGGCCGATGAAGTCATGCCCCTTTTGCTGTCCACTTTTGGCGGAAGCACCTACAAGTATTCAGGTGATGAATGCACTCGATGGGCACTCGGTAAAGGCGCGGACATAAAAAAGGCGACACTCCGGTTGATTCCATTTTTGAGGATTAAAAGAAAGATTGCCGAACGGTTTTTGGAAGCTCTTGCCGTTGTGCCGTCGAAGCGAAAAGATCACTTGCATGGTGAACCATCTTGGACTTTGGAAATGCGTGCAAAGGTTCTCGCTATTGCCAGCGAATTAAATCGAAAGAAACCATTCGATCCAGATGATCGGCCATCGTATTTGAAAGTGGTTAAATCCGCCGCAAGTCCCAAGACCAAAAAAGATTATCCGTATCAAAGTTCGACGACTGGGATTCTGGGTGTCTCAAAACATTTCTGGTCAGGCGGAAAGGCATTCGGTTACGTCGCCATCGCCTGCAAAGGCAAGCAACGCCTGACGAAGTATTTCCCCGGCACTGCGGCTGGATTGAAACAGGCGGAAGTGCAAGCGAAGTCATTCCGCGAACAACTGCGTTCCGATGTTTGAGCCGAACTGGACATTTGAGTTGGGTGCAACGGCGCAAACTGGCGTTGGGCTTATTTATCCGCCGCTTTGGAAAGGGGGTAATCCCGATCTCTTTAGCGTGCGTCTAAATGGAACGCAACTGATTTGCCGTCCGAAGACCGGAGAAATCATATATAACTTGCAGCCGAGCTTAAACGTGTCTCCCGGAAATCTGCTCTGGTTTCGCCGCATCCAAATGGAACTTTCAACGAACGTAAGTACGCCTCGTAAGCGATGCGTATTTTATGGACTCGGTATTGAAAACGAGTCGGGACGATTCGGTTGCAGACTTTACGAGGACGGGAGAGTTGAGCAAGGATTGGGATGAGCTTAAAAACTTTCACTCTGCTTTCCGACGCTACGATTGTTGAGCCTAATACATTTACGCTGTCTAGTGACAGTTACATTGTCGAAAACTCATTTCTTATTTTGTTATCTGATGCGGTTATTCGTCCGACAATAAACCAATTAAACCTCACGAGCGATGCCTTTATAATTCGATTCACTGCGCCCATTCCGCCCGTGGTTGCCAAGTTCTGCCGAAACGTCCTGAAGGAATGCCTGCCTTGCGATGACGATCCGATCAGTAATTATTCCAGCGAAGATTTGGACCCAAATGTGTTCTGCGCCAATGTGACCTTCAGCGCACCAATGCGCCTCGGCATGTGTGACGGAGGCGGCCAGGGATTCATTGCAACCGCATGGTGTTGTTCGGAAATTTCGTTCGAGGACGCCTATATGTGCGCTCTCCGAAAGGCGCAACAAAAGATTTGGGATAGTTGGCTTACTGGATCGTGTCCGCCTCCGGGCTGTCCGCCGAATTGCGATATTGGTTGCCCTCCGATTTGTCCGCCATCGTGTCCTCCGTTCTGCCCGCCTGGATGCCCTCCGAATTGCGCCATCACGCTTTATTGGAACACGTATCAAGTGTGCGCCGTAAATTGCGGAGATGGGTCTAGTTTCAGTTGGGCTGTGCCTGCTGGAACTGTGCTTGGCACTAGCCAGTTACAAGCCGACTACGAAGCGCAAGCATTGGCCTGCAAACTGGCCAACAAAAACAAAATCTGTTTTACCACTGTCGATCTGCCGGTTGGGCGAGTTGGAATTCCCTACAAAGATGCCAATGGAAATCCAGTTGTAATCAGGGCCAAAGGCGGTACTCCTTTCATTTCTCCAACTAGTTTGGGTAATCCCAATTTCCCAACCGAATGCACGATCACAGCATTACCGTTTGGAACTAGAATTCCTTATCATTATCAGGTTGTATTCGGAGCGATGCCAACCGGACTCTATTTTGACTGCTTTGGAGTGATCGCCGGAACCCCAACAACGAACGGAAATTTCCAGTTCACGGTTAAGATCACCGATGCCATCGGTGCCACACAAACAAAGGATTATGAGATCGTGGTGGGCTGTTCGCCTGATCCGATCAAATATCAGGACAGCGGTTACAAGTTCTTTCAGATTCCATCAGATGGAGTTCCAACGCCCGGATGGCAGGACATTGCTTTCGATGATTCGGGATGGAATTCCGGACAAGCAGCATTTGGGAGCGGTGGCACGCAATGCCCACTGCAATCCACAGTGGAATCCATTTGGACCGTAAATAGCGATCTGCTTGTGCGCCGCTCCGTCACACTGCCAGCAGGGGCAACGAATGCTCGACTAAAAGCGGCGGTGGACAATCAGATTATCGAAGCCTACGTAAATGGCACCTTGATTTCAGGGCTATTCAACCATGATTTCTGCCCGCATTATGATGATTTCAACGTGGCTATTCCGAATGGAGTGCTCATTGCCGGCAAGAATGTCGTGGCCGTTCGGGTGCGAGATTCTGGGCTGGAAAGCTTCTTCGACATGAAGATGACCATTGATTGCCCGCCATGACGCTTGACAATCCACGCCAAAGCCCCGATTGATTGCCTTGAAGTATGTTGAACTTGGCCGCAGTCCAATTTGTTTGGAATCCGATTGCAGGAACATTATTGGATCGGTTTACTGAAATCGGCGTTCCGGCTGACGTGGTTAATATGATTTGTTTCGGCGTGAATCCGGCAACCAAAATGGCGGCTAAAGCGTTTATGAAAGGCCAGCATGTGCTGATGACCAAAGGTGCAAAGTGCGTGTTGTTGCCGCCCAATGCGTCGTTGAAAGCGGCACTTTATCACATGGAGGAAAAAATCTGATGCCTGCCAAAAGCTCCAAACAACAGAAGTTTATGGCCATCTGCGCCCATCAGCCCGGAAGGGCACGCGGCAAATGTCCGCCGCATAAAGTAGCCGAAGAATTTTCACACGCACCGCCGAAACGCGGACGCAAGCGGGATTACTACAAGGTTTAACGATGCCTCGAAAGAACAGACTGCTCGATTTCCGCACTTCTCGCGGCCCCACTGCCGTGGGATTGTGTCAGTCTGACATTTCCGGTTGCGCAGCCATCGTGAATTCGGCGCAACAAAAGCTACTTTACGGAAGCGAACAAGGGGATGTTGGGTGGTTTGGAACTTGGATGCGAATGGTGTTCAACATCACGGCACCCGGAAACCCATTCATCACAACCCCTCGCGGGATTGCGCGATTGGAAAACATCGCCGTCTGCAATCGTCCTGTCCCGATCCAGAATCAATTCTACGAATTTTTGGATTATGGAATTGGACCACAACCGCGAAACATCGCTTGCAACTGGCTACAGGCTTACGAGCGAAACACGGTTCCGACATTCTCCGATTTGGCTGCTGGAAACATCCTTCGCGCTTACCTGACCAACGCCGTCGATGCCGGGAAGCGCGTCTTGGTTCAAGGATTGGATGCGAACAGAGAAGTGATCTATTCGCAAGACGCTCTTGTGGAAGTGACGGGCGATTTCCTTGATTTGACTGCGCCATTCGTGGACAGCCAAATCCTGAACAGCCTGACGGGTTTACAAAAGGACATTACCTACGGGGCGGTTAAGTTTTACGAAGTCAATCCGAGCAGCGGAGATGAGCGCCTTATTCTCACCATGGAGCCAGGAGAGACGACAGCGGCGTATCGGCGTTATCAGATTGTCGGGGTGCCGAACTGCTGTTGCCTGCCCGGAGCATCACCGTTGCAAGTCGAAGCCATGGCCAAGCTCGAATACATTCCTGTGGCCGTGGATTGTGACTACTTAACCCCGATCAACAATCTTGAGGCATTGATTGAGGAATGTATTTCGATCCGCTACAGCACTCAGGATTCACCCACGGCAGCGCAGCTTTCGATCAAGCACCATAAGGACGCGATCCGATTGTTGAACGGGGAATTGATCCACTACGAAGGACGAAGCAGGCCAGCCATCAGTTTCAAACCGTTTGGCAGTGCGTCACTTGAACGTGTGAACATTGGAATGTTATGAGATTTGTACCCGGAACAGGTTACGATTACCTGAACGATTTGAACGACCAGCAGCAAGCGGCTGGAGGCATCTTCCCCAAAGCTTCAACCGGACTCGCCTATTCGCCATTGCCTTCCGCTCCGGTTCAGGCTGCGCAACCGCCAGCACCCCCATTGGTTCGCAGTGGCGCGCAAAACTTCGCTGGCGGTGGCGGGGATTGGAACGCAATCTATGGACCCAAGCCCACAGCCACGGCGAATGCCGGAATGCCTGACTTGAGCAATTTCGGCGATCTGGGCGGTGCCTTGAACACGGCTGGCCAAGTCAATCAGTTCAATCTGGATTACTATCGGGGTGCCGAACAAAGCGATCCCATTTTCAGCGCAGCGCAACGGCTGTTGAATCCGAATGATGCCCAAGCCAATTATGACGTTAGTATGCACGGCGCTGAACTTGCCACGGCTCGCGGCGTTCCAGGAAGTGGATTGGCGAGCGAGACGACTGGACGCATTCGGGAGGCGGACATTGAGCGACGGGCAGCTTTGGCCAATTCGCTATTGAGCGGAGCGCATTCGAGAGTCCCAACGCCGTTCGATGTTGGCAGCCAGCTTTTGACGGCGTATCAGCGCGGGGCGTTGAGCCTGCAACAAGCCGAATTGGAGTTGCGAAAGCAGGTGCAGCTTGGCCAGTTGGACTTGGAACGGGCCAAGTATTACATCGGACTTCTTCGCGGTGGCGGTGCTGCTGGCGGGGGCGGTGGTGGTGGAAACAGGAATGCGCCATTGCCGGGATCGGGGGGCGGCGCACCAAGCGAATACAATCCGCGCAATGGACCAGCGTTTCAGTCTTACAATCCTTTGCAGTTGCCGGGGTTTGGGCCTCGTGGTGCGGCTAACGCAACTGCTCCACCCCCAATCGTTGCCCCGGATAATTGGGACATGCTGACGCCGCAACAGCAGCAGGATTACGCTTTGCAGTATCGTGGCAATCCGGCCAACTACGGTCAAGACCCATGGGCGGCACAGGAAGGTGATTACAGCGTGTCTGATTACGGTCCTGTGGACGAATGGGCTGATTGGTATGACTGATACTGAAGATCAGATCGATTTAGGGCCGGAAGTGCCTGATTATGGCGTTTCGCCTGTTGAGCCAAGACCAGTTGGTCCGGTTGCGCCGTGGGGCAATGGGCTTCGTCCGCCTCCTGTGGTGGCGATTACCGCCGACAATACAAGCCCCAATCAAGACGCGCAAGTGCTGCAAGCTGCGCAAGGTGCAAGGATTCCGGGGGCGACTTACACACTTGGCATTCCTGCCGAAACGCCGTTGTCGCCATCGTATCAGGCGAGACGGGCGAAGCAGGAACAGGACTTTCTCAAGAGCACTTACGAACACGCCACTTCGGTTGCTCAGGCGGTCAAGGACGTGGCCGAAGCACGGCGGCTGATGGGGATAATGCGAATGAAGGATGCACAAGATGCGGGCATGGATCCGCGTGAAGCGGCGTATAAGAATTTCGGGTATTTCAGTTCACCTGGGGATAAGAATTTTGCGGGCGATATAAACGCGCTCAGGCCGATGGTGCCAACGGTGCAACGGTTTCAGGGCATCGATCAGCCTGCCGTGATTGATCCTCGTGGTGTGCCTCATTGGATGCCGCAAAGCGCGGTGCCTGCTCCTGAAGATGCTGGCGGCGCGATGCCTGCAAGGCCCATCCTGACCGAGAAAGGGGAATTGCTTGGCTACACGGTTAAGACTGGTCCCCAGACGTTCTCCCACAAATGGCTGGCCGACATGGACAGCGGATTGAAGCAGCAGATCAAGAACAACGATTTAGAGATTCGGGAATTGATTCGGGATAAGCACACTATCGAAAAGGAATCTGCTAGCGTTGGGGGAAGTCCTGAAGCGCAATCCAAGATTGACGCCAAGACGGCGCAGATTCGAGAGTTGCAGCAGAAGAACATTGCTTTGGCCACTGGAACGCGACAATCTCAGCCAGCAGGACCGTCAGGAACATCGAAACGCCTTAAATGGAACCCGGAGACGAAAGATTTTGAATAATGCCGGTAGTGGAAATGCACGACGGGACGGAATTGGAATTTCCCGATTCCATGACACGAGAAGAAATGCGTTCAGCAATTCTCTCTAAGTATCCGACTGCAACTGAACCTGTTGAAACGCCCGAACCCACCGAAACCGAGAAAGCCGCCGCCTCCCGCGCCGAGACGAGCGCATTAGTCCGAAGTTCCCGCATGGCTCGCGGTGTTCCTGCCGCAACCCCGATTGACACGGATGAACAACGGCGTGCTGATGCGTTGCAGCAGATTCAGCAGGGCCAGGAACAATCGAAATACTTCACCGAAAAAGCTCGTGAACTTGGACTGGCTGAATCCGCATTAAATATTCCGGCAGCAATAAAGACAGTCATAAACATCCCCAACCGACTCACGGGACAACCGGACTATCCGTCATTGGTATCTCCTGAACAGGCAGAGAAAGTGCGCGAGTTTCTGGCCAATTCCAGAGAAGTTCCATCCTTGCCAGTGCCTCGTTTCGACTTAGTTGCGCCGGAGAAAGCCAAAGAGATCAATGCCGCCAGTGAACGGGCTGTGAACCAACTTGTTAGCGGATTATCTGCGCCTGAAAACGTGGCTGCTGCTGTGTTGGCAAAACGCTATCCGACTCCTGTGACCACTTACTTTGAAGGCGAGACATTGGGTGCCATACCAGAAACCACGCAACGATTTCTTGAAGCTAAGAGCATGCCCGAAGCGGTTGAAGCGGGTATTCCGGCAGCGGCCAATCTGGCATTTGCAAAGGTGCTTGGAAGTCATTTGACTGGACCAGAAGCGCCGCGTTTACCGGAAAATGTTCGCCCATTTGGAAAACCAAGCGATAGGGCTATTCCGTTTCCAGAATCAACGGGCAGGCAGGAATCCTTAGCAGCAAAAGCCCGCGCCGATTACATCGCCGAACAAAAGGCCGCGCTCGAAGCGCCTGCCGAAGTTCCGCCTGCGGAACCGTTGCCTGCCAAACCCGCCCCCGTAACCGAATCCACGCTGAACCGATTGGAGCAGGAGGCGAAAGGGGCGGAAATAGCGACAGCGAAACCAGAAGAAGCAAAGACGCCAGAGCAGGTTTACGATGAATCGCTAGATACGTTTAGAAAAGCCTCAAAAGACTTTAGACAAATCACGGACAAGTATCGCGCTAAAGAAATTGGAGATGCTGAATTTTTAGCTGCTCGTGCCGCCTTCGATAAAGCCAGTGAAGTTGCCGACAAAGCTGAAACTGACTTCATAGCCGCAAGGAACGTTGAACCCACCCAGCCAGCGGAAGCCAAAGCGGAGGAAGTGGCGAAAGAAACCAAAAATGAAACCGAAACGAAAACTGAACCCGGAGTGGGTGAAGCTGAACAACAAACCTCACTTCATTCCAGCGATTTGCCATCCGAACGCGCTAAAGGTGTTGAACCCGCCCCCGCCGCCAAAGCTCAGGGGGAAGTGACGCACTTGCCTAGAACCAACATTCCGACGCCAGAAGAAAGCGCACGATGGGACAAGGTGACAGCGGAGAATAAAGCGCGACTTGATAAGCTTTCGGCTAACCAGATTTCACAAGTGGCCGTCGAAGCAGGACTTCGCCCAAGGCAGGCGGACAAGCTACTTTCAGACATTCACCCCGACGATTTGAAAGCTGCGATTGATGCGGTGACGAAAACGCCAATCGCCAAAGTCCAAGCCGAAGTCTCGAAGGTTGCCAAGACTGAAGGCGTGCGGAGTGCGAAGGAAGTTAAGAGCGAGTTGGTTCAGCGCATTGAAGATGAAATTGCCAAAGGGCCGCAAAGTGAAGCTGAAAGATTCGCGGGTCTTTACGTCAAAGTTCCACAATCACTTTCCGAATCCCACCGATTAACTGACGTTGCGGCGCAACATTCAAAACCATTGGCTCAATGGCTTGAAGAACCGATCAGCAGCAAGGATAAAACTCCAAATCGAGAAAGCGCAATGGGGCAACGATTTGTCTCAGAAGCCTTGGAGAAAAAAGGCGTTGAGAAAATCACTATCGACATTCCCGGCGATGGAACATTCAAAATCTGGAACACCAAGGAGGCTTTAGGGCAAATACTGGAACGGGCTAAGAAACTCGATACCGCCGCGTCTCGTCCAACAGAAGTTAAGAAGTCGGGCATACCAAAAGAAGACGCGGATTGGGTAAGGCAGCAAATCGCGGAGCAGCAGGCGGCAAACAATCCAGCAGAGGCATATTTCATTCGCACTGGCGATGCGTGGAAGCCTGCCGCTGGTAAAAAGGTGGTAATTCCCGGATTTGAAGAATTTGATTTTTTTGTAAGTAAAACAGCGGACGGGACTAGATACACTGTTACCGAGGCACGCAGCGGAAATAATGCAGGCGGATTTGGACCAACCGAAAAGAAGGCGATTGAGGCAACAAAGGAACGACTTTCTAGGATTGAAAATGCTAATGCTGTTGTCCGAGATGCGATAAAAAACTCCGTCGAAAAATACGGCGAGTCTCCGCGATTCAAACAACCCCCGCCCGAACCGCCGAACGCGGGGGCGGAAGGCATTTCCGTTGGTCCCGGCTCTGCTTCACCCGAAGACATTGGCTCAACCAAGTCCGACATGCAGCAGCTTGCGGAGTCGATGCAGAATGTTGCTTCTCCAAAGCTCACGATGGAGGATCGTCTTTCCGCCGCCAAGAAAGCCGTTCAAACACTCAAGACCGAAGGTCCGCGCACCATTGGCGAACAAATCCGAAATGGAGTCGAACGTCTATCCGCAACCGCTTCAGCCATCAAAACCGGACTGACAAAACTGCCGGATTGGACAAACTTCAAGCGCATCCTTGGCCAATGGGACGGCGCAAATCAGATCGCGGATCACGAACTGCGCGATTTCGTAAAAACGATCAACCGCAACATCCGTGAGAATCGCCAAGTCGCAATCACCAACTGGATTCAGGCTGGAGGCGATGCCGCCGTGCTCCGTGAACGTGCCGCCGCCAGTAAGACAGCCAAACTGCGTAAGGGTTACGAGGATGCTTTGACGCTGAATAAAGACGAGATCACCGCCGCCAAAAACATCGAATCGTATCTGGAATCCCGCCTGCAAGCTGGCATCGACTCCGGTATCCTCGATCATGGGCTGGATAATTACGTCACCCAAATCTGGAAGCGCCCGAATCCAGCCACGCAAAAGCTTGTATCCGATATTGCCATCGGCAAGCTGCAACCGAATTTCCGTTACGCAAGGCAACGGCTGCTCGAATCTTATTTCCAAGGTGAACAACTCGGATTCACGCCAGCCAACAAAAAGGTCTCAGCCCTGATTGCGGCTTACGATCAATCATTCAACCGCGCCATCGCGGCCCGTGGTTTCATAAAGAACCTGACTAAAGGCACCGCCTCAGATGGACGCCCTTTGGTCGAAGTGTCTGGCTCTGGGCGCTTGGTCGGTGCCGATGAGGCGAATCCTGAGGCGATGTTGATCAAGCCAAAATCCAAGTCTGAGGAAATAGCCGATTATCGCAGCGTGGACCATCCTGCCTTGCGCAAATGGAAATGGGCCGGGGAAACACCTGAAGGCACTCCCGTTCTGCTCGAAGGCCAGCTTTTGGTTCATCCTGAGATTTACACTCATCTCCGCAACATCCTTGGCCGCTCCGCATGGCGGCAATACGCCATACCCCGCGCCATCCTGGGAATTGAGCGCGGTATCAAAGAACTCATGTTTAGCGCCAGCGGGTTTCATCAGGTGCAAGAAACCCTCCACGCTCTGGGCCATCGGGTGAATCCGATGAACATGGAGAAGGTTGATTTCTCTCAACCGTGGCAGAAAGAGGCGGTCGAGCACGGGCTTGAGACGGGCAGCTACAATGCGATGGAGAATTTCAGCGAAGGATTGGCCAGCGGTCCCTTGGTGAGCAAAATCCCGATTCTCGGCAAGCGTATCCTTGGCCCTTACACGGAATGGCTCTTTCAGGATTGGATACCGCGCCTCAAGATGACGATGTATAAGCACGCCTTGGAGCGCAATCTTGAGCGTTACAAAGGCGAGATGGATGCAGGCAAAATCACCCGCGATCAAGTTGTCGAGAACACAGCGAAACAGGCGAACTCGGCTTTCGGTGAATTGAATTACAACTGGATAGGACGAAATAAATCGCTCCAGGATGCCCTGAGAGCGTTCCTGATTGCCCCGGATTTCCTCGAAGCACGAGCAAAGTTTGTCGGCGAAGCCATAAAACCCTATGGCCGTGAACAACTTGTGGCTCTGGGACTGCTCGCAGCAACGCAATACATCACCGCCCGCATTATTAACCAGCAGATGGACGATGATCCGCATTGGGAAATCCAGAACGCTTTCAAATTCATCGTTGGCAAGCACAGCTATGAACTGCGCAGTGTGCCGGGGGACATTGTTCACCTGATAAGCGATCCGAAAAAGTTCAGCGTAGCCCGTATCTCGCCGCTCTTGCGAAGCACAATCGAGGGCATCACAGGTCGGGATTATCGCGGGGTGAAGCGGGACGCGATGGAGCAGCTTAAAGACTTTGCCAAGTTGCCAACACCTATTTCGATCCGTCAACAGGACGACCGCCGTTGGTGGGAATCGTTCTTGAACGCTTTCGGCGTCCATGAGCGCAGCTATACCGCAGGCCAGGAGGTCGGTGAACTGGCACGAGCTTACCGAGAGAAAGTCAAAGGTAAGCCATCGGTCGAAGTGATTGAGTCTGAAGATTCACCTTATCGCAAACTGCGCGTGGCCTTGGATTACGGAAACGAGAAGGCAGCGCAACAGGCAATTCAGGATTTGCGGAAGGACCATACTGACGCGCAGATTTTCCAGTCAATGCGCCAGAGTTTGACGCACCCGTTTACCGGCATGAAACAATCGGATGAAGCGAAGTTCAGGAAGTCACTGGAACCAGTTCAGGCGGAAAGATACAAAGAGGCACAGACAGAACGGCAGGAACGATTCAAAAAGTTCACCGCTATCTGGGTGCGGCGGGGGCGTCGTTAGTTTTTCGCAAATCAATAACCCGTTCGGCTGGAATAAGTTCAATGGGGCATCGGTAAACTAATTCGCTACCGTCCAACATGATTATTTTCTTTGGCGCAATCGCTTCAAGAGCCATAAGCCTGTTCAGTAGTGATTCTTTTTCGCTTATCAGTTGCGCAATAATTGCGGTCGGTGCGACTCCGCACTGGACCATCCTATGCACAGTCACGTCTTTGTTTGCGGACTCTATCAGTTCTGGAAGGCGCTTGATTCCGAATTCTCCGACGACTAGATCGAAGTCTCCGAATTGCTTTTTGTAAGCTTCCGCTTCTGCATCTGTCATTGAAACAAGATTGGAAGGAGATCAACTTCACCAATCCAATGAAAAGCGATTTCCTGAAGTTCAAAGCTTCTGGAATGTCATTCTCTTACGGCAATGCCATGCTTTCAATGGCTCGCCTCCCTGTTCGACTCTATTCAATTCGAGAAAGTGACGGCGGAAAATTGAAGAACTTAATTTACCCAGATGAAAGCACTTATTCGGTTCTTGGCGAGTATGCCCGCAGCCAGCAAAGAGAATAAATCTAAACTACTTGAGATCGCCGTGACTGCTGGAACTGGCGGCAGGTTGGTTGAAGATCAAAGTGTGAAATAAATTCGCTCTTTTCATTTTACGGCATGTCTAAAATCACTAGCGAAAGGATTGAACTGCCTATCCCAATACCTATCGAAATGAAGCTTCTCATCGCATATTGGCAACGGCCATTGCCAAGATAAGCCGTTATGTCTTCGTATCTTTCTGAGCGCCTTAGCTTCGATTTGAGTTACTCTTGAAGCATTCACACCCATCGCATTCCCAACTTGACGCAAAGTAAAACGGTCAACCCATCGCAATTTCAAACACAATCTTTCTCGTTCCGTAAGCCATTCCAAGTCAAGATAGCGAATAATCTCATCTCTAATTTTATCCTCAAGTTGCATTCCAACACTTCATTTTAACCACCAAAAGCATGGCGAAACTACCATTCGATTGCAAGATGTAAATGTGGTCATTCATTTGGGCGCGGCGGGCTTTGGGAACTCACCGTGAAACCACGATAAAATCTCCATCGGTCTGAGAGCTAAAGTTTCTTCTGGTGTAGCAATTAGAATCATCAGGAAGTCATGCCCTCGCCCCATTCCATCCAAATAGGTAGCGCACCAAATTAGAACTTCATCCTTGCTACTCCATCGCATTTCTTGATGCAGCATGTGAACCAATGGGCATGAATGCGCCTGCACTTTACTCATGCTGATTGCGAAGATGGATGCGGTGACATTCACCTGCACCCTCCCGCGACGAGCAGACCGACTAGCAACCCGAGCGTAGGCAATCCAATTGCCATGTAAATCCACTGCATTTGCTCTTGGTGAAGCTTGAAGTTGGTAATCCACGATACGGGGATAGGTTTCGGCGGCGTCTTCATTCTGGCTCGCATATACCGCAACCGCTCAGGCGGGAATGACTTTTGCACAGGGATCATAACGGTATCACACTCCTTAATGCAACGCAGCCGGTTTTGTTTTCAATTTGTATCACGGCAGTATGTCCGCTTAAAACCCACGCCGCACTGATAGTTTTAGTTTCAATCGGTGCAGGCTCACGGAAATCCATATGTTTGTAGCGTAAAACCTTCGTTCCAATAGGATGTTTGGCATTCCAGTTATCCACTTCCTTTTGAGGATCAGTCTTCATTCGCCCCCACTTTTCTGCATGTCGTTAGCGTGTTCGGCCTTCGCCCATGCGTTCCTGTCCGATTGCTCAATATGATCGCACTCGTTCTCTGTCTCGGTGTCAATGACCGAGCACAAGGAACGATAGGCCGATTGCTCGGTAGGTCCGCTGCCGCCGTCGTTCTGCGCGGCGTCGGAAGGGCAGCGGGGATTCTCGCAGTAAAGCTGAACGTACGGCTTTGTTACTACCTTGCTGCGCGGCGGAAGCTCGTCCATTGTAAGCGGCACGGAACACGATGGGCATTTGAAGTGTTTGGATTTCATAAGCTTTAACAGGCACAAGTGAACGCTTGAAAATAGTCCGCGTCTATCCTTCGGTTCAAGACTATGCTCAGATGCCGGAATAATTCATCGGCATCTCTAACATCTTCCAGCCCATGGCAGTCAGAACCGTAGTAGTAAATCTCTCGCTTATCTCTGACGTATCGGAGAAACTCAGAATATCCGCGCAATGCTCGCGCACATAATCCTGAATCCATTTTTGCGAATCGGCAACGCTTGTAGAAGGTATATCCGATAGTGGCCGATCTGGTTCAGCTTCAAATTTCGGCAAACATGGATGCTCCCATACATGCCTTAATCCGGTGATGGTCTTAGGATAGAGGCAAAGCCAGAACCATGAGCCACTTAGCACATCACGCTCGCTTTGCGGCCTGAATGGATCAACGACGCCGATGGCATCCTCCACGCGACAGCGTTCGGCTCGGCTTTTAGCGTTAAGCCTTACAGGAACTCCAGCAGGTAAGTATTCGTCTGCTTGAACTGGCACGATAGCCACATGCACGGCGTCCCTGCCTTCGTCACCTTTTGGAATTGTTCCAAGTTCATTGCTCATTTCTTTCCTTTCTCGTTAATCGCCTTGTGGGCGCGGTCAAAATGGAACTTGTTCGTTATCATCGGGCGGTTGTTCTGCTGATTTCGGCGCGGCAGGACGTGATGCCGCTTGCGTTCCGCCTTCCTTCCCGCCGACAAACTGAAAGCTCTCGCCGACCACGCCAAGCTTCAACCGCTTCTTGCCGGTCGTCTTGTCGTCCCATTCCTCAAGCTTCAATCGGCCCTCGACATAGATTGGCTGGCCCTTCTTGAGATATTGGGACACGTTCTCGCCCGTCTTACCCCACAGGGTAACGTCAACAAAGGTGACTTCTTCTTTCTTTTCGCCGTTATCAGACTTCCACGAACGGTTGACAGCCACACCAATTTGGCAAATGGCCGTGCCGTTAGGCAAATAGCGCAGTTCTGGATCGCGTGTCAACCGGCCTGCAACTTGGACTTTGTTCAGGTTCATTCAATCTCCACTTCTTCACCGTCGATTTTCAGGGTTAATCCTTCCGTGTCTGGCGTTTCAAAAGGTACAATCGCCTCTGAGTAAGCGGGCCAGCAATTGGTTTCCTCACAGACCATTAGCCGAGAGAACCAAAGATTCCAGAGCTTTGCGCCCTCGACAATCGCCCGCTGCGTCAACTGGAAAATCGTGATCGGGTAAGGCGCAGCCGATTCTACCGCAACGATCAAACAGGACGCATCCTGCTTTATCCTGGCCAGCGTCCGCAGCCCATCGAAATACCAAACAAGCTGCGCATGGTATCCCATATATCGCCCGTCTGTCTGAAACTTATTCGGGTTGCCGTTGCGCGTGGTCTTCAACTCCACCACTCGATTTACAGTGAAAGCGTCCGGTGTACCGCGACACTCCCGCTCGCCAATCTTCCACCAGATCGTTTCCTGGATGCTGCCGGTCAGCAATTCCATCGCTGAAGAATTTGCTTGCACGCTCGCCGCCATTCCGCGAACCTGCTCATGTTCTGACGCGAGCAGCAAGACCGCTTCTGGATTCTCGTCCGCGAATGTCGTCCATGCTTTCCCGCGTCGGGACGCTCCGTCAAAGATGACGATCTCCTTGTGTCCAAACAGCATCGCGTCCAGCGCATCCCCGAACAGCATGGCGCGGGTTTGCTTTGTCGGATTGGCCAGATAGTGCCGGTAATGCGCAGGACTTTGCGACATTCGTTTAAGGTTGCTGAACCTCACCGGCTCTTTTTCGCCGCTCACGATGCCCCCTCGAAAAATTGTTTCGCCTCTGGGAAGCTGAAACATTCCTTTCGGGAACCATCCGGCAGAACACACAGAATTGAACCCGTCGAATGTTCAACGAACCATTCTTGCGCTTCTTCCAGTGAATGAATTGGCCCTTGCATTATTGGCTCCCTCCATCATTGTCGCTCGGTTCAGTGCCGGACGCAGGCGCAGCTTTTTGCGGCGGGACTTGCGGACGGACTCGGATACACTCGACTGTTTCACCTGCCATCTGGGTTGTCGTCGGGTAAATCGTGATCCGTTTGTTCACCCATTGCTCAGTATCATTGCCATACATGGCGGCAATCGCTTTGCAGTTCGTGCTATTCAGCGCAAGCGGCTTTTTCTCGCGGCCCTCTTTGAAATAGCACAACGGCTTTTTGCTCTTGCGTCCGCCAAGCGCGGTAAGTTCCCCCGCCGTCACTCGCTCGATTGTTACTGTCACGTCCTGGCCCTTGAGGTCAAACGCGAACATATAGTCCCGGTCCATCATTGATTTCCAGTGTGCCATAAAATTCCTTACAGGTTCGCTTGTGTTTTCAAATTCTCGGCCTGCTCCCTAGCCTGCTGCGCCAGAAGTTTCAGCCGTTCCGCATTCGCTTCGTACGCCTCTGCCGCCTGCATGAGCGCCCGATACTCCGCAGGCAGCGGGATTTTGGCAATGTGGGGCGCTACGTCATCAGACGTAAATGCGGACAGACTATTGGGTTCTGGTTCGTTACGAAAATCCTGCTCTCGCCCTTGCGCGTCCAGTAGCTTGACGTTGATCGCGTCTGTTACGGATTGATCGAAGGCAGCGGTTGTCATGCGGCCTCCTTTTCAGCACGGGCAATGGCGCGTTTCATGCACTGAAAAGCATCGCATTTTTCAAGCCATTCTTTTGTATTTGAATCGCTAAATGCGTGCTCGGCCAACCGCTCAATTTGCGCCGCTCCAAAGCGCAGAGCAGTCAACATCTCATCGAAAGTTCCCTGAGTTATCATTTATCACCTTTCAAAAGGATGGCCGCTGGCTGTGATATGCAGCCGCGCACGAGGGGAACGAGCAATGCGCGGTTTGCCAGCGGCCAAATTTATCTTGGGTTCGTAGGTCTGCATCACGAGGGGAGACTATACTAGCCGGTTGAATCCGTCAAGCCTTCTCTGTAAGATTACAGTTTGGCTTATTTGCTGCATTAGCTTCTCTGTATCTCTGCCAGCGCACCTTTACCGCTCTGCGCTTGGTTTCGCTGGTGCCGCGCAATCCGCCTTTGCTGCCGATCCTAGAAAGATATTCTCGCACCGCCTGGGGGACTTCAATTTTTTTCTTCATTCAGCCAACTTGTATCCTTGACAGCTTCGCGTGTCAAATGCTTTTATTGAATCGAACTCGGTTTCAAACCGAACGGAAAGGCGGAAATTATGATTCGCTA